TTCCGCCTGGCGCAAGGTCGATGATGCCTTAAATGATATTGCAGGCCAAATAATAGCGGCGAGCGGTGATGAGAAAGAACGAAAAATTCTTGTCAAATCTTTCGTGCGCCGGTGCCTTACATGGATTTTAGAGGACCGTAGAAACCAGAAGGACCGTTTAACCGCCATGCGTATGGCAGGGTCTATTATAGAGATCAAGCTCAGACATGCCGGTGTTATCGACGCGGCAGGTTCGGGAAATATTTTTATAAGCCCGGCGGAAACCGATAAGCCGGGCAAGGGTGCGACGGCGGAAGATCGGAAGTTGTATCTGGTAGGATCAGAAAAGGAGGGTTCCGACGCAGAGCATCGGAACCAGGAGTGAGCATCGGAACCAGGAGCCTTAATGCCGAGTGATTTATTTTTTAATCTAAGCCCTACCCAATACGAGTTTGTGACGTGTTTAGCTCATATCGTCCAATTGTTCGGCCCCATGGGCGAGGGTAAGACTTTCGCCGGTATGGCCGCCTCAATCGCACATGCCCAGCGAAACAGAAAGAATATCCGGGCTGCGTTAATCCGGGACACCTTTCAGAATATAAAGACCTCCACCATACCGGATATCAAGGAGTGCATGGGCGCATGGGTGCGTTTTTCCGATGGTTTAAAACACATGACCATTATGTCCACGCCCAGGGTGGATTTCGATCTTTTCGGGATCGATGACGAGGCTTCAATCAGTAAGCTGCAAGGACCGCAGTATGCCCTTATATGGTTAGAGGAACCTGCGCCCATATATGAGAAGGCAAACGCCGGACTCCCCCGGGAAGTGTTCGATATGAGTATTGCCAGGGCAGCACGTCAACAGGACACGATATTGCGAGTCCAGATAACGCAAAACCCGTCCGATGAAGAACACTGGACGAGCCTGTTGGCTGATGAACCTGACGAGTATGCTGTTTACGAAGATCCGGATACAGGAGATGTTACCAAGATAATAAAGAAGTCCTTCCGGATCCCGAAAGGGGAAAACAAGCATCTAAGCCCCCTAACCAGGGCGGCAAACTTAGCGGCGTTCCAGCATGATCCGGCGAAGAGGGCCCGGTATATCGAGGGAGAAACAGCGTCCGTTCATATGGGTAAAAAAGTGGCGTTAGCTTATGGCCCGGAACGGCATTTTTCAAAGAATATTCTGCCCGTATTGCCAGGCGAGATAATCCTGACGTGGGATTCCTGGCAGCATCCATGCTGTATAACTATGCAATATGCACCGACCGGGCAGCTAATTGTCCACGACGTTGTTTATAAGGAGGGTCTCGCCCCAAAAGAACTGATCGAGGATAAATTAGTCCCTCTTTTCAATACGCCCAAGTACAAAGGGAAAATCAAATCTTACCGCCTTATGGGCGACCGCACAATGACCACTCCGGATCAGAGTAGTGTCAAGTCCGTTACCTCAAAAATAATCGAAGCCGCTTTTGCATCGCCCACGGCCCGGCCACGGTTCGAGCCTGGTCCGGCCCACTGGAATACCATAAAGGACTCCTTAAACCCAAGTTTCCGTAAGGGATTGGATAACGGGCTCCCTGCGGTGTATTTATCCCGGTCCGCTGTTCTCCTGCACAGGGCCCTGAAAGGCGGCTGGCATTACAAAACCGATAATAACGGGAATGTGACCGGTGATAAGCCGGTAAAAAATGAGCACAGCCACCCGGGGGATGCGTTCGCTAACGGGATTGCAATATTGATGCCTTTTGATCCCCGCAAGGAACTCAAAAAGGTAACTGATGCGGAAAAGAAAAAGCGGGCCATGAGTTACAGGGGTGGGAATTTCAGCCGCAGGACCAGGGTTAGTGTGGGCGGCATTCCGGCGGGGCTGTAGGATTGACGATTGATTAGTGAAGATTGAAGATTAAAAAAAACATCAGGTTGAAGGTATTTAGGCTGAAGGCTGAAGGTAAAGATGGCGGGGAAATTTGACCGATACTGGCCAATGAGCGAAGGCGGGCCGTATGACAAAGGCAAGCATAAGATATTTAAGTGTAAGGATTGTGGGGCAGAGAGTGAGGCCGGAGAGGATTGGAACGGAGAGCCGGATCCGAATGCTTGCGCAGATCATTGTAAGTCGAGGGACAGTGACTGGAAGCCAGGGAATGTGAGTAATAATTATAAACGGGAATTTGAGAGGATATTTCCTGATGCATTGGATGCGGGAATATAAAAGGTTGAAGGTATTTAGGCTGAAGGCTGAAGGCAAGGAAAGTAGATGAGAAATATAACAAGAAGAAGTTTTTTAAAGTGGCTGGGGATCTCAACGGCTTCTTTAACGTTGCCTGTTTCAACGGTTGTTGGTTTTCCCCAAGCTACCAGCAAACCTATTGTTCAGCCCGTATTAGGGGAGCAAGAAATTACTTTCATAGAATACGGGCGGGCCATTGAATACGACAGGTTTTCAGGAGAACTTTTAGAAGTTAAACCTGATGAAGACATTCAGGCGTTGATGTTGCGTCAGATGGAAGAAACCATGGATCTTATACCCAACATGGAATATGGGCCGATACGGAAATTGATCCCGGAGAACGTAATGTTAAAGTTTGAGGCGGAATAATGGTGATCAGAATAGAAGATCCTTCAGATGAATTAAAGAATCGCCGGGCGCAGATCGAGAAGAAGGCGGCCAGTCTTTCCGTCATTGACGATAAGGAAATGAAAGAGAGGGAAGATGCCGCCGATGCATATGCGAGTGAGAACGAACAGCATTTTGTAGATTACGGAATGGATTGTATTAAACAATCCGTAAAAGCAAACGAAGAAGTTCGTCAGGTACAGGCGTATTGCTGGCATGTGTACAATGAGAAAGAACCTGGAAGCTATGCAGACAAGGAACCTTGGCAGTCACGAACCATTGTGCCGAAGCCGTTTAATACGGTGCAGTTTGCAACGGCTGCCGTCAGGAAGGCGTTTTCCCCGAATTTTCTTAGCATCGAGAATACCAAAAATAAAGAAGATGGTGATTTCTGGCAAAAATTAATGAGCCATCAGTTGAACAATAAACACGCTAATTTCACGCTGAAGTTTACGGATGCCGATGTAATGGCCCTGGCTATCGGCGTAAGCATGGAGATGATACCCCGGTGGATTCCTAACAAAGGGTTGGAATACAGCCTGGTTGAACCCTGGAAGATACATAGGGAACCCGATGCCCTCTCCAGGGATTGCCAGTCGGGTATGTATTGGATACATCAGGAATGGTTGGATTATTTTGTCTTGAAAGACGGTGAAAAAAAGAACCGTTACTTTGATGTGGCCCGGGTTAAGGACGTCGGCGATACGGACCCCGCAAATCCCTTTATGACAAAAGAGGCCATCGCAGCCAGGAAAGAACAAATATGGGAGCGCTCGGAGTTCAGGAAGATGATTTTGACTTCCGAGTTCTGGGGGATTGTGCTCGACCCCCAAGGCGAGATGCTTCTGCCCAGGGCGAAATACACCTTCGCAGGTGGCCGGGTTATTCAGAAGCCAAAGGCATCACCATATAAGACGCTCAGGTGGCCGGGTATTTCCTTTTCTCCCCTTCCCGATATTTTGAAGTTCGGCGGGCGGGGGTTGTTAGAGGGTGTTCTTACCATATGGGAAGCCATGTGCAATATCATGTGTATGCATGAAGATTACCTGAAATGGGTAGTTGACCCGCCTACCGAGATCAATGTGGACGGCTTAGTCGATCCGAATGACGCGGATCTCCATCCGGGAATGAAGTACCTGACCAGGGATACAGTACATGGCAACCAGGTTGTCCGTGTTGTGCAGCGCAGATCCAGGACGAATGACGTATTAGCAAATTCACAGCATTATGATCAGATGTTTCAGCGGGGGTCTAATGTCTCGGATGCCGTACAGGGATTGCCCGGATATCGCAAGGACATAACATTCAGAGAGGCATCCATGAATCTGGACCAGGCCATGGGTGTTTTCGGCCTGATGGGGGAGAATACGGAGGACGGTGCTGTTACGGCTGTGTCCGCCGGGGCGGAAATAGTCGAGACCCATGCGGGTATTGCCGACCTTGATGATATTTTTACGGAAGAAGACTTGAAAAAGTATGGCGTTGAGATGGATCCTACCAGCAAGTCCGGCGTAAGGATGCCAAAATTGGACGGGTCGTTTCATATCTCCGGGATCCAGGCGCTCATGAAAGATAATGAGACGCTAATTAATCTCAAAGAGATTATCATCCCGTTATCAGAAAAACCTCGCTATGCACTGTATATTAAGCCTTTCAAAATATTGAAGGCAGTTGAACGACGGGCCAACCTCATGGATGAGGAAGTTATAGCAACCGAGGATGAGGCAAAGATGATTGACATTCAGCAGCGATTGGTCCAGGCCAAGCAGATGGACGCTGCGGAGAAACTTCAGGATCTTCAGGAGGCGATGGGTATAACCGAGCTAATCGAGAAGGTCCAGGAAATAGAATCGCAAGGCGGGGATATTAAGGAAATAGCGGCCAGGATACAGGGCCTGGAGGCAGGTAAAGAAGGAATGAAGGCTGAAGACTGAAGGTAAAAAGTAAGGAGGTCGGTAGTGAAACGGGGAGCTGATACGGATATTGAATCGGGATTACCAAAGGAACAAGTCGCAGCTAAGCTCAAGACGGCTGAAGAGGCCGGTAAGACGGCGAGTCTGCAAGAAAAGGCGAAATTCCTGAATATCATGCAGTCAGATGCCGGTATTGAGATTGAAAAAATAGTTGAAACTAAATTGCGGAAACGGATCGAGAAATTAATCAAGAGCGATCCCGAGGCCACCGCCTATCACAATATATTAAAGGAGTTGGGATATAAGATCAATCAGGCAAAAAATGCGATTGATGATTTGTATATGAATAATTTAAGTAAGTAAACCCGCCCATCGAAAGGCGGGTAACTCGCCAGAAAGACGGCGAGTAAAACGTTGAAAAGATAAGGGTTCTCTCCGGCGCCGGAATCAATGGAGAGAACCCTTTCTTTTTGGCGCAAATTAAAGGCCCCCGATACGGGACTACGCCACCCGCCACCATCCGGCGGGTAAAAGGAGGATTTGAGATGGGAAAAGAAGGAGAGCAGACTACGCTGGATCTTGATCAGGTAATGAAGGACGGACTTGCAAAGTATGGCGGAGAACTCGTTGAGGCCGCCGCAGACGAATCCGCCACAACACCGGCGGATAAAGAAGAGACCGCATCCGCCGACGCCAAGGCTAAGGCGGGCAAGAAACCTGAAGAGAGCAGCCCTGCACCAGGAGAGACTGAAGGTAAAAGGCTGAAGGAAGAAAAGGAAAAGGAGACTGAAGACCCCGAGAAAGAAGCTCAAAGGGAAGAAGAGGAAAAGAAGGCCAAGGAAGCAGAGGCTAAGGCGGACAAGGAAGCTAAGGAACCCAGATTTAAGACTCATGAAGAGTCTGAGGAAGGGTACCGGAATCTCCAGGGCGAGAAGACCAAAGTAGAACAGGAGAACGCTGCGCTGCGAAAACGCATCACGGATCTTGAGACCGCAGAAAAGCGTAAAGCCGAGCTGGAGAAAGCGGAAACCGAAGCTGAGGATTTTGCCACTGATTGTTACGAGAAGGCGCTTTTGGCAATCGACGAGTTGGATGCCGATGCCGACGATTATCAAAAACAGGTAGCTAAAATCTTTGCGAAGCGTGACGGGGATATCAGGAGATTTGAACGCGAGCAGGGGGTATCAACAACCCCTGACGAAACAACCTCACCTGCGGAATCCCGCCAGCCAGACGGCGGGCAAGAAACCTTTGAGGTTTCCGAAGATGATGATGCAGAAACGCAGGCAAAGAAAGTGGTTGTGTACAGGGATAATAAGGCAAAGGAGGCGGGGATAGAACCTGAAGACGAACATTTTCTATTAGTTTGCAGGTCAACCCCGAATGTTGACGCGGAGGGAAAGGAATTGACCATCCCCGAGCAGGTCCAATGGGCCATTGATGAAACAATAAAATATCACAGTTCCCAGGAAAAGAATTTCCGTACATCGTTGAAAACGGAGATCACGGATAAAAACAAAAAGCAGCAGGAGGAGGATCTGGCGTTGGGTAGATCAACCACAACCACCCCTGCGGAAAAGAAAGACGAGGACGAATCCAAACCGGTCTCCTTAGACGATGCGCTGGAAAAAGTTCGTGAGGAACGAGTGTTATGAAGATGAAGCTCAAAGCTGAAAGCTCAAAGCTCAAAGGAAGAAAGAAAAGAGGCTGAATCCGCCGCCGCCCTTCGATGAACTCAGGGCTAAGACGGACAGGGGCTGAAGGCTGAAGGCCGAAGAAAGAAAGGAGTAAAAAATGGGTGCAACGTTTACATGGACATATGATGCAGCGACCGGAGTGTATAAGAATCATACGCTGTCCGGTAAGCTTTTGACGTTAGCCGCAAGGAAATTCAAATTCGTTCCGTTTACGAATAAGGAAGACTCCTTCGGCAAAGGCAAGGGCGAATCAATCACGCTGCTGTATTACAAGGCCCTGAGCGATCCGACAAACGCCCAGTTGACCGAGGATATCCGCATCCCGATTGATCAGCTCACAATGGGAAAGCAAACCATTACCATTAAGGAATGGGGGCGCGGCGTTGAATATACCAATCTTGCAATGCAGCTTTCCAAGTTTAACCCCAAAGAGGGAGCACAGAAGGCCCTCACCCTTCAAATGAATAAGGCTATGGACAATGCGGCGGCTGCGGAGTTTACCGGCACCGATGTCAAGGTGATCTTTATCCCGACCAGCCTTACGGGCGGGACATGGGATACGGACGGTACGCCCTCCACTACCGCATTGGTAAACCTGACCAAGGACCATCTTTCCGCTATCCGCGACTATATGGTTAAGGATCTGCATGTGCCTTTCTGGGGTGACGGAGAGCACTATATCGGCCTGATTTCTACAAAGGGACTTCGCGGCCTGCGGGACGATAAGGTGATCGAGGCGTGGAACCTGTATCTCCAGAAGGGGGACCATATCTATCGCGGCGAGATCGGCCAGGTGGAGAACGTGCGGTGCATCGAGGTCGAAAACGAGAGCGCCCTGTCCAATTCAGTCGGAAGCGGCAATGTGTTGGGCGAGGGAGTTATTTTCGGTGAGGATGCCGTGGCACGCATCGAGGTGGAATATCCGCATCTGCGGGCGCAACCCAATTACTTAGGCGATTTCGGGCGTCGTGGCGCTGTGGCCTGGTATGGCCTTGTGGCATTCGGCACAAAGTTCCCTACGGCCACCGACATGGAAGCGCGGATTGTGAGGATTGCAAGCGCGTAAACAATTGGTTCCGACGCAGAGCATCGGAACCAGGGTTAAAGGTCGAAGGTAGAAGACTGAAGGAAAGAAAGCTATTTCAGCCTTCAGCCTAAATACCTTCAATCCAATTAAGGAGGTAATAAATCATGTTACGAAGCGGAGAACCAATCAGTCTCGTTTTCAAGATGAATGAGAGCGGGACAACTGTAGATAATGACGGGGTAGACCTGGCTGGTCATGCTACCGGTACGACTACGGATGAGGCCGGGGATATCGGAAAGTTTGTTATCCCCTATAAATGTGAGGTACATATTGCCCAGCTTGTTGTCACCGAAGGGATGGGCGGAACGCCCCGGTTGAAATTTGATCATCGCCCGACCGCCGGTTCGAATACGGCCAGAGGAGAGGGTGATATCGGAGATATAAACTTAGGCGTTACCGGCGTAAGTGCGGAAGGTGACGTTGCTTATGACGAGGTAGCCAAAGGGACCATCCTTGATCCGGGAGACGAGGTTGTCGTGAGGGTAGTTACCGGTGCAACCGGCCAAGGCACGGTATGGCCGCAATTGTTAGTCAAGTATATGCCTGAAACCCCGGCTAACATCTCCAGTATGCAGGCAACGGCATAAAAGAAGGTTAAAGGTATTTAGCCTGAAGGCTGAAGGGAAGTAGCCCCCGCACTTTGAAACAAAGTGCGGGGGACATTAACAAAAAAGGAGGTGTTTGAAAATGGGGGATCTTGTAGCCACGGATGTCACTGTGACCCTTGCATCCCGGGAGCGGGATATAGGTCATGGGGCTATCAGGAAGAACATATCCATTGCCACGGTTAAGTTCGGTGACGGATCAAAGAGTTATCCGGCAGGCGGCGTGCCAATGCCTGCCATCGGCAGGTTCGGATTCCAGAGGGAGGTCAAATTTGCGATCCCTATGCCCTCTGCCATGGATACCTATGTATATAAGTACGATGCAACCAACAACAAAATAGCCATGTACGACGCAGGCACGAGTGTCGAGGACAGCGCCGAATATTCCGGCAACCCGGCGGAGAGGTCGGTGGTTTTGTTGATGATTGGGGAGTGAAAATAGGCTGAAGGCCGAAGGTAGAAGGCTGAAGGTAGACCCAGCACTTGAAACTAAGTGCTGGGTCATTCAAAACAAAAAGGGAGACAAGACATGCAGACACTTTATATCAAAATAAAAGATGGACAGGGGAGGGTCAGGAACCGGGTCGTAAAGGTCATTCGTGCATGGACCGAAGGCGGCGGAAAACAGTTGTTCCTGCACGCGGACGGAACGTATGGCTATAAGGATGGTGCCCCCGCCTTGAATGAAGCGGAATTGGATATAATTTCCAGCCCGGCCCAGAGAAAGTTAGCCCAGTTGTGGTGGAACAGGGTTGGGGCAAGAAAGTCAGCCGATTATTACAGAAAACAGGAACAGGATCTACAGGAGCGGCAGAGCCAGGGCGTACTGGAAAGTGTATCGGGCGATTCCAGCGATCTGGATATGATCCTGTATATCCGGCGACCTGTAACGACACGGGCCCGGGATGCATTTTCAGATCCTTCTACCTGGTATGAATGGTTTGAGACCAGGCCGGAATGGTGGGGATTTGCCAATGTTATCGAGATTTCCGGGTACCGATATGAGGTTGTGGAAGTAAAGGAAGAGGTTGAAGGTGGAAGGCTGAAGACTGAAGGGGAAGAAGAAGACGCTCATAGCTCACAGCTCATAGCTCAAAGGGAAGAAGAAGACGTTGCGCTCAGGGAAGAAGTAAAAGCTGAAATTGAAGCGCCCCTGGATGCGGCAGAGGCTAAAATAAGAGCAGAGTATGAAGCCAAGGAAAAAGAATCCGCCGCCCCGCCTGAAAGCGGGACTAAGGCGGACGAGGAGGCAGCCTCCGGTGCAAAATTAATTGCAGAAGCCAGGGTGAAGGAGTTTAAGGCGCAATTGAAAAAAGATAAGGCCAAGGATGCCATCAAGAAAATTGAGAAAATCGAACAGTCTGTTGACCCTGTTTCGCTGATGAAAAGTCTGGATCAGATTGTGGCAAAGACAGCAGCCGAAAAGGTGGAGCTGTTGGTTAAGGCCGGATCGCTTGAATTCTAAGGTAGAAGGTTAAAGGCTGAAGACTGAAGGCTGAGTGAGGGGATATGTCAGGACCGATAACAGATATGCCCGTGAATATGTGTAAATATTGCGGACATATATGGGTAGCAGATGAAGAGATGCAGGAAGATACGGAGCGCTGCCCTCGTTGCGGGAAGTATCCCTCCACAATGGTCATTGAAGAGGATGACCGTTTCGCGTTTATAGGCGAAGGCACAAGTAAATTCAGGCGAATTATATATACGGAAACGGCAGGGCCATTGATCACGGAAGACGGCAAGTGGTTGATTACGGAACAAAGGATCTAATGTGAAGAAGGCTGAAGGTAGAAGGCTGAAGGTAGAGAGAGAGGGCAAATGAGCGAGGGGCAGAGAATAACCCAGTTAGAGGAACTTGCCGAGCCTATGGCCTCGGAAGACTTATTATTATGTGTGGATATGTCTATTCCGAAAACCAAAAGAGTCAAGCAGCAATACGTCCGGTCCACATATGTTACGAGAGTCACGGGCGATTACACTGTCAGCCATGATAATGAGGTTATTTTTGCAACCGGGACGTTGACCATCACCCTGGCCCTTGCAAGCAAAGAATGGACCGTAAAGATAGCGAATTCCGGTACTGGCGTTATAACTTATACCCGTGCCGGTGCGGATACCATCGAAGGGGCTACAAGCGGAAAGCTGACCGGGCAATACCAGACGATAAAGCTGACGGGTGATGGTGTTTCAACCCATATAGAATTTTAGGAAGTTGAAAGGTTCCGACGCAGAGCATCGGAACCAGTGAATTAAGGAGTTGTCATGCGAAGAAAATTTAGCATATTTATTTCGTTTTTCCTTTTGATTTTGTTTTTTGCCGAATACGCGGGTGCGACCGGGGATCAGATTGGCCGGAATGTGAACAGATACGGCGGCCTGGCCGAGGCATTATCCATTGTCGGGTCAACTCCGACCACTCTTTTGATTACCGATACCCAGGCATTAACATCCGGCGTGACCGTACCGAAAACCGCCTCACTTATATTTGGGCCTAATGGAAAAATAACAGGTTCAGATGTTGAGTTAAAATTAGACGATTGTGTTGTCGATGCAGGTGAATGGCAGATATTCGGCAGCGGCGTAACCGTCACCGGAAACATGATTGTCGATGCTATTATATCCGAGTGGTGGGGGGCCAAAGGCGACGGTTCAACGGATGACCATGACGCCATAGATGTTGCCCTGACGCACTGGCTGCAAAGGACAGTGCCGGGAAATTTCCAATTTGTCCCTGGCAAAAACTATCTATGCAACACCGCTATTTCAAAAACTGTTACCTCAAATATAGAAGGGGCGGCAGTAATTGACGGCTATGGTTCTAAATTGACCAGCGGCCTGTCGACCGGCGTGTTGCTGACTATTACAGCCAATGCCTATATCAGATACTTCACTGTTCAGGGGTTGACGGTTGTAGGCAGTCAGAACGAAGATGGCCTTATAAAATTGGATGGTGACGATTTAGGCTCAAATCATGCAATTTATGAACTAAGTTTGACAGACTTGAATTTGAAAGGATTCGCCGGAACAGGAATTTATTTTATTAATGATATTTTTGAATGCAGTTTGATGAATGTCCGGGCCGACGCCCATAGCAGTAATGTATCCGGGTATGGTTTGCATTTTGATAACGGAGCGCACGGGCCTATATCGAGCATCGATCTTGTTAATTGTCAGACAAGGTATGGGAAGAACGGTGTTTATGTTGAAAGTCCGGTTGGTGACGTGAATATATATGGCGGAACTTTTCTCACCGCACAAGAATATGGTGTTTATCTTGCAAACTCAGGCGGATCTATAGTTATAGGTGCACACTTTGAGAATAACTGGGAAAGCGCAGGGAGTTTGGCCGCCGGCAATGCCGGATTATTTTGTTCAGGTACAGCCAATGTAATTGGTTGTCGTGGAACTACAATTCGGTATCAACGTTATGTTGTTCGCATGTGGATTCCAGGTACTCATACAAGCCAGATTATCGGCGGTCACATGGGCGGTGATACGGTCGCGTATGCCTATATACATGGTGCTGCGGGAAGCCATTGTAATATTATCGGGAATCTTTCTTATTATCAAGCAGGGCCTTCCTGTATTGTATCTAAGATCGGCTCGACCGAAAAACAGGATGTAACCGTGGAGACATCGGGGACCGGCGTAGACGATCTGATGAGCTATGTTGTGCCGGCAGATAATATGGGGATGCACGGCGGCCTAAAGATAACCGCCTCCGGGACAAAACAGGGCGCAAACAACACTAAGGCAATATGGTTTCATTGGGGGACAGAGTCAGGTGTGACAATAGTTGATCCAAATAATGATACAGAAGACTGGCGATTTGAAGCTGAAATTATGAATTATAATAATATCTTGAACTCTCAAAAAATATCCTGGGTTTGCTGGTCCGGCACAACAATGATGCAAGGATACGAGACAGCCACCCAAGATACAACCAGCGGTGTTACCGTGCTGTTCAAAGGCGAATGCGCGAATTTAAATGATAAAATAAAACAGCAGACGATGGTTATTAAGCCATTTTAGGGGTTAATAATGGCAACAATAGGACCAGTAAAGGAGGTAAGCACAATGGCAGAACCGAAAGAGAAGCCTAAGTTAAGATTGAGTTTTCCCAAAGACGGCAAGGTGCAACCAAAAGGTTTCAGCGACGCGAACGTGGGAGAGAATGTGACGGTCGTGGTAAAGGGCGAGGTAACTTCAGTCAGTGACAAGGCGGATGAGTGGGATCCGGGAAAGAGGTTCACCGTCCAAATCAAGACCTGTGAGATTATAGTGCCCGAGGCCAATAAGAAGGTGTCTATTGAAGATGCCGTGAAGGCGGTACAAAAAAAGGTTAAAGGTAGAAGGTAGAAGACTGAAGGCAAAAAAGAAGCTCACAGGAAAGAACCCTCCGTCGCCAAGGCTATGGAGGGCAGGGGGATAAAGATGGACGGGAAGAAATTGACTCAGGCAGTGTTGGATTTTTTAGATGAAGATACCGTATCGGATCTTTACGCGGGCGCACGCGAAATTTATGAGAACCTTGATTTATCAGTCCAGATCTTCGCCCGCGAGACCGGCATCCTCCATAAGATGTTCGATATAACCATGGTTGCATCCCAGCAGAATTACGATATCCCCCCCGATTATGTACGCCCGCACATGAAAGACACCCGGAGTAAGTATATTGCCCGGTATTATGACGGGGCAAACTATTCCTGGGTCACGATGGCCAGTTATGAAAAGCTTTTCAGGGCCAATTACACCACGGAGAGAAGCACGCCCGGCAGGTTTGCGGTTATCGACAAGGCTGACAAGGAAGATCTGATCCAGGGCACGGTCGATTCGGACGGTGCTAAGAGCGGAGGCCAGTGCATACTGCACGATGCTTCCATGCTCTTTAACACCACAAACAAGGTCTATCCGCGAGATATTATCCATAATACCACGGACGGATCTGATGGCTACGTGTTGAGCGTCACGGACGATACGCATCTTGTTGTGGCGCTTTTCGAGGGCACGGATGATGATTTTACGAACGGGGATTCATACATCATCCAGCCTGCGGCGGAAAAGCAGATTTTTTTAGACGCCCCGTCCGAGAGCAGCGGGGACGTGTTCACTTTTCCGTATGTTTGTTTGCCGACCCCTGTTTTTTCGGATTACGGGTTCTGGCGCATATCACCCAGGGCGTGCAAGGCGATTGCTGCGGGGGCAGCCGCACTGTTCAAGATGCCTAAGAGGGAATTTAAGGAGTCTGATAAGATCGGCGGGTTGTTTGCCGCCGAGGTTACACGGATGAGGCGTGAGACGGCACAGGCCAGAATACAAGGGTAAAAAAGCTCAAAGCTCATAGCTCACAGGAAAGAAAGAAAAGAAGATGAGTGTTGAAGGGACAAAATATAAGAGAAAACAGTTTCTTTTTATGGGGGAGTGGATCCCGGATGAAGATCCGCTCAAGATCGGTGAAAAGAACTTTGCGGATATCCAGAATTACCGTTACGGCAAGGTGGGCGTTGAAGGCATTCTTGGGTACACCAAGATAAATACGACCGCCCTTGCCACGTATCTCAAAGGCCGGAGCGGCATACAGTTAAAGAGTCCCTATTCCGGCAATTCCCGTATATTGATCCAGGCAAAAAACGCAGCCGGAGATGCTTCGGCTGTCCTGGAGAACAAAGCAACCATACCGGACCAGGGCGATTTTGAGGCGACCGTGGTTCATACGGATAAATCCGGCACCGGTCTGGGCCGATTTTCAAAATTTCCGGGCGGCAACATCGCTTACGGGAACGGCAAGGAGATGATGGTCTATGCCGGTAATGAGATGCGGGCAGCCGGTTTTATCAATTACGATCCTTCGGGCGATTTCAGCTATGACTTTTCGGAGGTTATTGCCAATACGGAAGATGATGCAAAGAACATCGCCACGCTGCACAGGGTATCGGAAAGCGTTGATGCAAATACCATGTTGCTCCTTCATCTTGACAATAATGTCACGGATTCCAGCCCTGCCACACCACACACGGTAACGGCCAATAATATAACCTACAACAGTTCGGTCAAGGTATTCGGGACACATTCGGCTGTGTTCAACGGCACAACCGGGAATATGACCATACCTGATGACCCGGACTTTGATTTATCCGGCGGGACATTCACCATCGATGGCCGATTCCGTTTAAGTTCCCTGCCCGCTGCAGGAAAGGTCGCACCTATTTATTACCAGGAGACAGACGCAACCAATTACTTTTCGTTTCATGTGGACGAGAACGGCGCGGTCAAGCTGTCTATTTTTGACGCAGGCGTAGAGGTTGTTGCGCTTGCAACGGAAAACGGGGTTATCAGCGCGGGCACCTGGTATCATATTGAGCTTGTGGAATCGGGCGATAACTGGTGGATATTTGTTGACGGGGTCCAGAAGGCATATTTATCGGACGCAAACCGGGCAGCGGATTATACACAGGTCGTGAGAATAGGATATGACGGGACCGATTATTATGCAGGGTACATGGACGAATACCGCGTATCCAATTCTGCCAGGCACACGGGTGCGTTTGAGATTCCTCTTGCAGCTTACGGTTCGGCAACAACCCGGACATATGGGTATATAGGCTCAACCAGGCCGCTAAAGGCCAAAAAAATATACGTAAAGACCGCAAACACAACAGCAGGCACATTATCGTTGGATTATTGGGATGGCAGCGGATGGGCCGCCGTGACCGGTCTTTCAGACGGTACTGCAAGCGGCGGCGTTCCATTAGCCCAGACGGGCATTATCAGTTTTGACAGCACGGTAGATATTGCAAAAATCAAGGCGATAAATTCCACGGTTCTTTACTGGTATCGTATTTCGATTACGGACGCCGATGCCACCACTACAATATCGCACATATCAGTCGATGCTCCTTTCCAGGCAATAAAAGACATCTGGGACGGTGTTCTAAGGACAGCCGTGGCGTTTCTGGTTTATGACAACAGCACATACAATGAGCACACCCTGAACGTTACGGAAGAGGATTACAGTTCGGCCAATACCGCCACATATGCAGATATCAGCAGTCTGGGGACCGGAACAGACTGGGTTGTCATGAGTTTTGATGAACGGATCATGGGGGTCAATGTTGTTCTTGTAGGCGGCAAGGTAAATACAACGGCCAATACGCTCCTGACCGTGGAATACCATGACGGGGATGACTGGGTTGACGTAGGGGTAATCACGGACGGGACCATGGAAGACAATAAATCCTTTGCTAAATCCGGCCTGATCACATGGAACCCGCCCGATGATAACGTGGAATTCCGCACCGAGATCAGCAAGTCCATTCCATTATACTGCTACCGTTTTAAATTTTCCCAGACATTGAGCGCGAATGTATGGGTGGATTATGTCGGGGGGATCCCGGCGCCGCGAAATATATCCGGTGAATATGCTTTCCCCTTTATGTTTCAGAATCGCCCCATGCTGTGCGGATATAAGGCCGGTAAACAAGGGAACCGCGTTGATTATGGCATGATGTACTCGGCGGATGTTTATAATGGTGAAGACAGCAGTTTCGGATCTCCGGGCCCGCTTTATTTCGGAGGTCAGGAAGATCTTGTTTGTGCGTGCCAGATATACAACCGGTTCGGTTCTACTATATTTAATACGGGTGTTTTCTGTAAGGCAACCGAGACACATTTACTAAACGGGTATGACAGGGATACCTGGCGGAAGTACCAGATATCGGAGACGGTCGGGTGCCCTGCCCCTCTAACAATGGATACGGCAGAGGTCGGTTATGGGGTCGCTGAAGACGCGGTGCGCAACATCGCCCTGTGGTTAAGCTATAATGGCCCGGTGCTGTTTGACGGGGCGGTTATCGTTCCTATCCGGGAGAGGATCAAGTGCTATTTTAACAAGCACGACACCCGGTGTATCAATTTCGATGCCATTGAAAACTCAGACGGATGGGTGGACCCGGATAACATGGTTTACAATTTAGGTATCCCCTCGGGTACCGGACAGACGGAAATCAATGTATGGCTGGAATTCGACCTGATTCGCAAGAAATGGACAAAAATAGTGCCTAAAGGGGCTAACGCATATCCCCAGGCCGCGTTCCGGGTGTCCGATACCAACGGCGCACAGTATGTTTACGGGCTGAGAGACAACGGCCATATGATGCGATTGGAGCACGGGAATAACTGGGACGGCGAGGACATGGAGGCGTTTGTTGTGACGGCTGATTTTGTCCCTACGGGCGATATATGGGATTACACGTCCATTCGCAGGTTGAAACTGGTTACGAAAAAGATTTCGGAGACTGTTTCTATAAGTATCGAGCATTTTGCGGACGGCGCATCCGGCTCGACAACCCTGGATTCAATGTCTGTCAACGGAAGCAACCGCCATGTGCGGGATTGTAAATCGCAAAAACTCAAAGCGTGGTCGCATCAATTTAAGTTCTCCGCGAGCACGGGAAGCACGGCCCTGGGAGTGCCCTTTTTGGCATGGGGTTATCAGTATGAGGTATTAAGAGAAGATCTTTGAAAGAAGGTAAAAGGTGATTAGACTGAAGACTGAAGGAAAAAAAAGAAAGGTTTTGCTTCAGCCTTCAACCTTCAACCTAAATACCTACTTAAAGGAGTTTAAAAATGTCAGTACCTTTGGCCTTAGCGGATAGTGATTATTATTACCAGCAGGCCCTTAGAAAAAGGGACAGGACACCCGGATCAGTGAGGGCATTGCCTACAACTCAGGATATCGACCTTGCATATATCACGGCGGAGACTCGAAAGGCGGAAGAAGCCAGGCAATTCGGCGAAAAGATAGCCATGGGAAGAAAGAGTCTTGCGGAGCTGTCCAGGCAGCATGATGCGCGGATGGGATTCAGGTACGAGCTTTTAGACGATGCGAAAAAGGCTAACCGGTGGGCCACGGGTATTTCTCTGGCAAATTTAGGCGTTGCCGGTATAGGGGCGAAGATCAGCCTGGAAGAGGCAAAGAAGCAGGAATTGTTGAATCTTGAAAATATCAGGTTAATAAGGGAATCAAATGAGATACGAAAAAAGAACCTGGAGTTGTTAAGGCCGTTTTATGAAGGGCAGATAAGTGCTCTAAATAGCGAATTTAACGAGAAAGAGTTTCAATCCTGGTACAAGACATGGGCTGAGAAGATCGGAATCAACCCTAATCCCGACGATCCGGGACATCATTATGATTACAGGGCTGCATATAAGGCTGGCATTGAACCTGTTTTGTCTCCCGAGGATAACAGATATCATTGGGATTCAAGGTTTAAAGCAGCAGGCCATCCTAATAGATATATAGGTGGTGTAGATACGAGAGTGGAGATACCAAGATAAGGGTTCAGACGCAGAGCATCGGAACCATGGATTAGGTGGTGTAGATACGAGGAGGTAAAGACAAATGATTTCGCTTAGTGATTTGAGTGATTCGCAATACGGGGCGGTTACCGGGCGGCGGCGCAGGATTAATTTGGGCGATATTACCAGGTTTCAGCTCCCGGCATATATAGCGTCCGGTCGGAACAGGGCATTAGAGGACCTTGACGAGGCCAGGTTTGAAGAAAGCCGGAGACAATTTAGTGACAAATTGGCCCTGGATAGGATCACAGCCGAGGAAGCCGAAAAACAGGGCAAGATTAGCACGGGAATTTCAGGAGCCACGGCAATCGGCCAGGGATTGTATGGTGCAAAGAGATTAGGCTGGTTGAAATCCGGCGATAAAGGAGTGAGCGGGATTGAAAAACTCCCTTCGATGCTTAAGGGAGGGACGACCGGGGTGGAAGAGACTGCATCGGTACTTGGATATGATGCGGCCCCCACTTCTTTGTCGGAAATTACAGCAGCGGAAACAGTTCCGGGCATAGTGGCTCCTGAAGGCGGGCAATCTCTGGCTGCCATATCAGCAGGTACGGCAGGGCCTACGGCGGCAACGGCAGCCCCCTCACTTGCAGTGGCAAGCGAAGGGTTTGCAGGTGCAGGCGCATCCGCAGGTTTAGTACCGGTCGAGGTGGCAGGTCCGAGCGTAGCCGGATATGCAGCAGGGCCTATTGCCGGTGCCGGTATCGGTTATGGTGTCGGGCGAATGACACAGAGCAGGACAAAGGGCGCTGTTGCAGGCACAATTTCAGGAGTTGGAATAGGATTTGCAGCCGGTGGGCCAATCGGGGCAATTGTCGGTGGAGCTGCCGGTCTTGTCAGTGGATTGGTCGGGGGAAACAAGTAGGGAATTGACGATTGAAGATTGAAGATTGAAGATTGGGGGAAACAGATAAATGCTCAGGATAGAGAAATACAATTATGATCAGATTGCGGAACAATATCCTGCGATCCATAATGAAGTATTTGACGATGTTGACCCTAAGCACATACCGGCAATTATCTATTTAGGGTTTGAAGACGAGAAGTACATCGGCTTTATGAGCGTGTATTATCATGATGCGGTGACTTACTATATCCAGAGGATAGGCATACCAAAGGAGATTCGCGGGCAACGTCTGGCACAGCAGTTTTTTAAGGATGTCATGGCATATGTGAAAGAAGAGGGTCTCCGGTTCATGTTAGGCCATGTGGAGAATACCAATATCTCTACCATTCTTGTGGCACTTCACACAGGCTGGATAATCAACGGTGTGCATACGGATACTGCGGGGAAGACTTATGTGAGGATTTTGAAGGAACTCCTGGATTGATGATTGACGATTGAAGATTGAAGATTATGGAGGAATTTTTTTGAGAGAGACAGAAAAGATTATTTGCTACGAAACTTTGAAACATATCAAAAACGTATCTGACATGCTGGGCACTGTGATTTCAGAGTTGCTGGAACGTGCAAAAAAACATGACCAGTCAAAACTTGAAGAACCTGAATTATCTGTATTTGTGGAATATACCCCTAAACTGGCAAAGACTACATATGGAAGTGATGAATACAAAAAATACCTTGAGGAAATGAAATTCGGGCTCGATCATCATTATGGGCACAATAGACATCATCCAGAGCATTTTGAAATGGAGGCAGACGCTACCTTTCGTGCAACGCCCGTAAATTGTATGAATTTGATTGATGTAATAGAGATGCTTTGCGATTGGAAGGCAGCCACGATGCGACACAATGACGGAGATATACAGAAGAGCATTCAAATCAATAAAAAGCGGTTCGGTTTATCAGATCAGTTAGCAGCTATTTTGAAAAATACGGTTGAGTTGTGGGAGGTTAAGCGATGATGAATCCATACGGGGCCGTACCAGCGGCTTTAAAAGAAACGCGGTTGGCTTTAAGCGATATCATGAAGGATTATTTAGGCCACAAAATCCTTGAGTCCAAGACAAAGGTGGCCTTAGCCGATGTTGAGGCCGCAAAATCCATGGCCGAGATATCAGGGCAGAAGGATATCCTTCAGGCCCGGACGGGCCTCGCAAAAGTCGAGGCGGAAGGAAGACGTTTTGAGGCCGGCCATGCGCTCGATCTGCGGAAAGTTACCGAGGCCGAGACCGCCGGGAGTGCTATGAGGGATTGGAGAACAGAAGATATTAAATTGAAAAAATCCCGCGATGTTCGGGAAAAAGAGGAATTTGACTTAGAAAAGAAAGAACATGAGCGGTTGACAAAGGAGTATACGCCTGCAGAGATAAGCGGCCAGTTAGGATTGGGGAAGTTGGGTAATTCCATCTTTATGAAACTATTCCCTGATCCGAACGTAAAGCTGCCCATGAAACAATATGAAAAGATTCAAAAATGGATACAGGAGAATCCAAAGATCGCGGCCACTCAGATATTGATCGGTTTGCATGATACGGCTGATGGCATCCTGGCAAAGATTAATAACGGGACGGCAACCGACCAGGAAAAGCAGGCGTTAGGAAAGATAACCAATACATTGAAGATGTTGAACATGGCTGTTGCTGACAAGAAGATGTCGGCAAAAGATCTTCTTAAAGCAAGGCAGGTACTTACTGACGGTTGGGATATGTTGAGTGAAGAAGATCAGATCAGACAGGAGTATTTAAAACAGGCAAATGGTGATGAGACAGAGGCCCGGGATCTCTTTATCAAGGACGGAATAAACCAGCTCTCGGAGATATCAGACAGCGGCCCGCTCCAGAAACAGTATAACGAGATCCAGTCCCGGATCAAGAAAGCCATAGGCGGGAAAGATGGCGAGGGATTTGAGGTTGATACCCAGGTCAATGAACTGCTCAGTATCAAGGATACGAAACAGAGAGAAAAGGCACTGTCAAGATTAAAGGAATTACTACCTGCGGATATTTTTAAAAAGGTTTCGAACAGGTTGAAGAAGGAACCGGAAGAAAAGTTCGGCATAAAGGGTGCGAAGATAGCACCACCTTCTCTTAGTTCGGATGAAATAAAGAAGATCGCACTGCAATATGGGCGTTACAGAAAGAATGGTCAGACAGCCAGGATTAAAGAGCTTTATGAAAAACATGGTGATGAGAATATGGCTGAGGTTGTTTCCTTTATATCAAATCGGTCAAGGGGTAAGTCAAGATTCATCAGAGGCGGGATAACAGGATAAGATGGCTTCATTCTATACAGCCAGAGAACTATTAGGAGAAGAAACTCCCTCGCCGTTTATTCCGGTAAAAAGACCTCCTGTTTCAGACCCGCCTGCCGTCCGGCGGGCAGGTCGAAAATATTTCACTGTTGCGGAGTTATTGGGAGAGGAACCGAGTGAGATAAGGGACCCGCCTGCGGAGCGGGGTTTTTTTGCGGAAGCAGGTTCTTTGATCTCCCGTGGCGTACTTTCAGCCGGTGAAACCGGATTAAGAGCGCTGCGTACTCTGGACCCTGAAGGCGGGATAGACTGGATAGAGGAAGCCGCAACATCAGGCATAGAGAGCATTGAGAGATTCAGAGAAGAGACACCATTTGTCCAACCAACACCGCAATCAAAAGAAGGATGGCGCCGGTGGGTTACAGAAGGTGTTGAAGCAGCGGTTCAATCACTCTTAGCCGGTGCTCCCGGTGCCGTAGCAGGCGCTGGAATCGGGACACTATTCGGTCCGGGTGTGGGTACCGCAATAGGCGCATTGATCGGCTATGCATTAAGCGGCGGGGTCCAGTTCGGATTGGCGGAATATGACAGTTTTATTGAAGAGGCAGAAAAGAAAGGTATCCCGAAAAGTGAGGCACAAACCAATGCCATGCTGTCCGGTATGGCGGAAGGCGGCTTTGAGTTTGTCTCGAATATCTTAGAAGGTCTGACCGTTGGAATTGCAAAGCCTTTAACAACACCTGCAAAATCCGCTTTAAAAGCCGGGCTCAAACAAATATTTCGTACCGGATTCAGGCAGCATTTAAAAAAGGCCGGTGGAATTATGTTTGCCGAGGTATCTACCGAGACAGCGACCGCCGGTGTCCAGGCCGAGCTTGCCCATGATATCGGCATGGGTGATGTTAGATTCTGGGAAGCAGCGCAAAGCGCATTAGGCCCTACTGCGGTTGCAAGTATTATCTTCTTCGGGGTTGGATCAAGCATAACCAGTTTGCAGCGCAGGGATATTGCGAAGAAATTAGCAGATACGCAGGAAGATAAAAAGATCCGGCTATCTGCCGTTAATGAGGTCTACAAAACCTTAAAGGATGTTGACGCGGATATCGCCCGTGTATGGAAGATGAACGCTACCATCGCGGTCATTAAAAAAGAATCCATAGCGATGGGCGAGGATCTTGTCGAGGTAGCAAGGAAATTCAGGGAGAAGGTAGAAAAAGAAAAGGTAGAAGGTAGAAGGCTGAAGGAAGACGAGGGTGGAATTTCCGATAACCAGGGCATGATTAAGGATATCGGTGAAGAATCGGTATTAGAAGAGAAGGCAGAAGGTAGAAGGCTGAAGGCTGAAGAGGAAAAGAGGCTCAAAGCTGAAGGCATAATGGGTGAGATTATTGCCGAGGAAGAGGCCGCTAAGATTGAAGCTGAGAGAATTAGGGTTGAAGAATCCGCCGCCGCCGAGGCTATGGCGGACATGGAGGCCATTGCAGCCGAAGAATCCGCCGCCGCCGAACCCACCACACTGACGGCGGGTAAAGCTATGGCGGACGAGTTGGCCCATGAGGAAGAAGAGCAAAGGATAGCGGCTGAGGAATTAGCCGAAGAAAAAAAGATTCAAGAAATCCCAGAGCCAACCCCAAAGCCCCCTCCCGAGCAGCCTGACCGAACTGCAATGACGGAGGGGGTTCCCACCACTAAGAAGGTGGAAGGTGAAAGGCTGAAGGTAGAAGGGAAGAAAGGCCAGGGCATTGCGGCGATGACGGGTAAGAAGGTTCAACCTCCGCCGGAAGCAAAAGAGGTGATTCCATTTTCTGAAAGATCCAGTGAAGAGAAGAAGCGCATTGAAGCATACAATAAAAAGATGACTTCCGATGAATGGCAAAAGGAATATGCGGAAGTGGAAGAACCTCATTATGTCGAAGAAAAAGAGCATTCCCCTCTTGCCGACGAAATAATTGAAGACCTCGACCGTGAAGATTTAAAAAATGCCGATATATTAGAAATAGGCACCGGCAATGGTCGTGATAGTATTTTTATGGCAAAGAAAGGCCACGATGTTACAGGGATCGACGTCGTTGACAAGGCTATTGAGAGGGCAAAGAAAGCCGCAAGGGGCGTAAAGAATATTGCATTTGAAGTAGGAGATGCGGAAAATCTTCAATATGAGGACGAATCATTCGATGCTGTTTATTCCGTGGCAGCTCTTCATTCCACACCCATAAGGTTTACATTCAGAGAGATAAATCGAGTCTTAAGGCCCGGCGGACAGGCTAAATTGTTTCTCTATACCCGGACCAAGACAGGCGATAAATGGGTCAGCTATTGGACACCCGGGGAAATAAAACAATTTGCGGAGGAAGAAGGCTTTAAGGTCGAGAAATTCAGAGAAGGACATGACATTGAAGCCATTGAAATCCCAGGTATTGAAGGCAAGGTAGAACAAGAAACTCATTTGGTAGTAACTACATTACGAAAGCCAAAAAAGCCAAGTCCAGCCGTAGCGGCGATGACGGGACGGCCCGCCACAGAACCGGCGGGTAAAAAGCCGCTTGTATTGACCGGTAAGACACTGCTTGCCAAAGACGTAGCAGGGATTGATTTCGAGAATGCCCGGGGCGGCAGGAGTTATGTTGAGATCCGGGATGATGGCAGGGCATGGCTGCCTGATGATTTTTCCGGCGATGAGCAGGATGCCGCTGTTGAGGTTTTCGGCGAGAATGTATTCTTTAATGAAGAAGGGGAAGACGTTGGTATCCCTTACGATAAGGTTATAGAAATTCTTGAAAAAGAAAGCCTGCCATATACCATTAAGGAGAAGGAACATGTTAGTGAAGAGAAAGGACGGGTATCACGTCCTGAGCGAGAAGAAAGGCCCGGACGGGAAGAGAAGGCACCTGGGCGGCCCGTACCAGGAGAAAGGCGACCGGAAGAACCCGGCGAAGGGCACGGCGTATCACCGGCTGAACCAGGTGGAGTACTGGAAGAAAAAAAAGGCGAAGTCAAAGAAGCTGGGGTAGAAGAAGAGGTAGAAAAGCCAAGCAAGTTCGCAAAGGGTGATCGGGTTGTACTTAAGACCGGGACCAAGCAGCATGGTGAGGTTGTCGAGGTAATTTCTATTAAGTTTACAACGATCTACGGGACAAAGGCCGGTGGAATGGTCGGTTATCTTGTCAAGACCGACAGCGGTGCTAAGATACAGGCATCGGACAAAGAAGTGGAGGCCGAGACAGGTAAGGCGCCGGAAGTTGTTGAATCCGCCGCCGCTTCCGCCGCCGCCAAGGCTAAGGCGGACAGAGAAGCTCCGGCGGACAAGGAAGAAACAGGGGCCTTGACAAAGGAGAAAAAAGAGGTTAAATTAAAAGCAACCCCTGAAGATTTGTTAGCAGCATATGATCGCAGGCTGGCAGAAAAGAAAAAGGAACAGGCTGCCAGGCAGGGTGCGAAACCACCGGCAAAGGAGAAACTGAAAGAGGCCGGGGAGCATGTTGCGAACGCAGTTTCCAAGTTTAAAGAGATCAATAAGTTATTAGGTGATGAAGGCGTAATATCGTTTGAGGAAATAGATGAGAACGATACAACATGGCAACAGGTCAGGGTCTTACTCAAAGAGGCATGGGACGAGATCGTTGCTGCGGGAAAAAGCCTTGAAGAATTTGTTTCCATTGCCGTAGACAATCTTGGAATTAGGGGTAGGCCCTATTTTGAAAAATTCGTCAGAGAAGAGATAGGGGGTGAAGAAGGTGGACGCAAACCTGAAAGAGTTGAGGGGGTACGCACTGAGGGCACACGACCACTTGAAGGAATTCCGCCCGACGATGTTTCAGGAATTGCAGGAGAAGGGAGAGCTGAACGAGTTCCTGAAGGAGTCCGGGGAGAGGGCGGGCGAGGAAGTGCGCAACCTCGTGCTGAAGGGGCTGAAGATCTACGAGGCCGAAGAGATCGTACTGCCCCAGCACATCCTCCTGCCGAGCGAGGAAGAGGTCCCGAAGCTGGGCGAAACTACCGAATAACCGACCGAGACGATATCGAATCCGGCGGCAAGGTCGCGAAATACGACCGCAATATCGCTGCCATAAAACTCCTAAAAAAAATTGAGGAAGAAAAACGGCAGGCCACACCTGAAGACCAGGCTGTTCTGGTCAAGTATGTGGGCTGGGGCGGTATGCCCGAGGCGTTTAAGACCTATTCCTATAAAGATACACCATGGACCGGGCGTGCTGAAAAATTAGAAGAACTACTCACCGAAGAGGAATACGAGGCCGCAAGGGCCAGCACACCTAATGCACACTATACCTCGCCCTTAATTGTTTCAAATATATACGATGCCTTAAAACGCATGGGATTTGACGGCGGACGACTTTTAGATCCAGCCATGGGCGGTACGGGTATGTTTGAAGGGCTTGTACCGGCAGAATGGAATTCTAAAATTGTCGGCATCGAGCTTGATTCAATATCCGGCAGGATCGCAAAGCTGCTTTACCCGGAAGCGGATATCCGCGTGCAGGGATATGAAGACACCAAACTGCCAAATGATTTCTTTGATCTTGCCATTTCCAATGTTCCTTTCGGGGATTACAAGGTCTTTGATCCCGACTATAACCACCTGAAATTTTTCATTCATGATTATTTCTTTGCAAAATCCATTGATAAGGTACGGCCCGGCGGCCTGATTACCTTTATTACTTCTGCGGGTATGATGAATAAAAAGGATTCCCGGATCCGGGAATACATCTCCGAGCGTGCGGAACTGGTCGCCGCGATCCGCTTACCGGGCGATGCGTTCAAGAAGATAGCAAATACCGAGGTTACGGCGGATATCATCTTTTTGCGCAAGTTAGAGGCAGGCAAGAAGCCCAGGGGGGCTAAATGGGTAGAGACAAAGGAATATAAGAAATACCTTATTAATGAGTATTTTGCCAAATATCCGCACATGATGCTTGGAAAACTTGTTGACGATAAGCTGCATCCGGGACGGGCGGCTCTGGCGTCTGACGGACGGGATTTAGGCGAGGCCCTTGCCGGTGCGATTGATACGGGCATACCTGCGGAGATGTATATAAAACCCGTGCATGAGGCTACAGAGGCCCCGAAAACAGAAGACCTTATGCCAGCGCCGGATACCGTCAAAAATTTCGCCTATTTTGAGCAGGACGGGGAGATCTACCAGAAAAAGGGTGACGACGCTATCCCGGTCCCCGGCACAAAGAAGGAATTGGGTCGTATAAAGGGGCTTGTCCGGTTGCGGGACATTACCCGCCAGACACTCCACAACCAGCTTGAAGGCAAAACAGACTTAGAACAATCCGACCTGAAAAAACTCAACCAGGTTTACGACCGTTTTGTCAAAAATTACGGATATATCCATAATGTATATAACATGAAGTCAGTAGAAGATGATCCTGATCTTCCCCTGTTGCTTTCATTAGAAGTTTACGACCCGGAAGAAAAAACAGCCGAGAAGGCCGATATATTCAGAAAGCCGACTATGGCCCGGTTCACACCGGTCGAGAAGGTTGAAACAGCCCAGGATGCCCTTGTCGTCTCGATGTTTGAGCGAGGTGGGCTGGATTTCGAGCATATGGCCCGTATATCCGGGCAAAGCGTTGAATCGCTGGAAAAAGAACTCAAAGGGATGGTTTATTTAGATCCCGAAGGCGAGAAGCGGGTAACTGCGGACGAATATCTCTCCGGCAATGTAAGGGCCAAGTTAGAGGCGGCCAGGGCAGCAGCGGAGATAGACAGTAAATATAAGGAAAACATAGAGGCGCTGGAAAAGGCCCAACCCGAGGATATCCCGCCATCCAGGATTAAGGCACGGTTGGGTATGGGCTGGATTCCTAACAATTATATCGAAGAGTACCTGAGCGAACTCATAAGCGCCCGGGGGCACAAGGTAAAATATATCCCGGAGACGGCCACATGGGTAACGGAATTTGATAGATGGTCCGGCTCTGACAATATGTTGAGAGAGCAAAGATGGGGTGTTCACGGAGCGGATGCAATCCGCCTGATCGGGGATGCGCTCAATCTAAAGGCCACGGTTATTACGTATACCGACAGCGAGGGCAAATCCCATGTTGATCAGACCGCCACCGTGAATGCGCAGGTCAAGCAGAAAGAGATAAAAGAACATTTTGAGAAATGGATCTTTGAGGATATCGAAAGACAACGGAATCTGATTGAAATCTATAACCGTAATTTTAACAGTGTGCGCAACCGGAAATATGACGGAGGCCATCTTCCTGATCGTTTGCCAGGCATGGCTGCGTGGGCCAGCCTGAGACCTAATCAAAAAGATGCCGTGTGGCGGATTATACACGGCGGGAATACCATGTTAGGCCATGTGGTTGGATCGGGTAAGACGCTCTCTATGATCACGGGGGCAATGGAGCTGAAGCGGTTAGGATTATCGAAAAAGCCTCTGTTTATCGTGCCAAAGCATTTGATTATGCAGTGGCAGAGCGAATTCATGCGTTTTTATCCCGGCGCCAAGCTCCTTGCCCCTACTGAAAAGAGCCTCACACCCGCCCAGAGGGCCGAGTTTATGGCCCGGATAACCACGGGCGACTGGGATGCAGTCATAATCACCCACCCAAATATGATCAAGCTACCCATGAGCAAGAAGGCCCAGGCCGATTTTATCCGGGCGCAGATCCAGGAATTAGAGGCCGCTGTTATAGAAGAAGAGGCTGGTCTCCCGGCTTATGATCGCGGCAGGCGCAAGACCAAGACAGTCAAGGAGCTTGAAAAGTCAAAAAGACGGCTGGAAGTCCGCCTGGCTACGGTGCTTAAAAAAGGTGAGAGGGACAAGACCGTAACATTCGAGGAATTAGGCATCGACTATATGTTTGTGGATGAATCCCACAAGTTCAAGAACCTGTGGGCCGCAACCCGCATGACCCGTGTTGCCGGGGTACAGATGCAGGGCGCGGACAAGACCATGGACTTATTTCTAAAGGCACAGTATGTCCAGCGCCTTAATAATGGCAGGGGTGTTATCTTTGCAACCGGCACTCCTATTTCAAACTCCATGGGCGAGATGTTTACCATACAGAGGTATCTGGCCCAGGATGTATTGAAAGATCTGCAGATCCATAATTTCGATGCATGGGCCGCTACTTTCGGGGATGTTGCGGAAGAGCCGGAGGTAACGCCTACCGGATCAGGTTTCAGGATGCATACCAGATTCAGGAATTTCATTAATATGGGCCAGCTATCCACCCTGTTCCGGGAGTTCGCGGATATTGTGCATATTGAAGATATTCCCTTTCTGAAAGTCCCCAAGATGGTCGGCGGGGAACCTGATATCAACCGGGCGGAACCATCGGATGAACAGAAAGAGTATATCCAGGAATTAGACGGGCGCATGGATGCGATACGCAGTGGACAGGTTGACCCCAGAGAAGATAATGCCTTAGTCGTAACAACGGATGGGGTAAAGGCGGCCCTTGATATGCGGCTTATCGAGCCGACCCTACCTGATAATCCCGGCAGTAAGGTCAATCTAATGATCAACCGGGCTGTTGATATTTATAAAAAGACTTCCGAAGACAAGCTCACCCAGCTTATTTTCTGCGATTTTTCGATTCCCAAAAAAGACGAATTCAACGTGTATCATGATGTAAGGCAAAAACTCATAGATAGAGGCATACCGGAGAAGGAGATCGTCTTTATCCATGATGCCAATACGGATGCGAAAAAGGCGGCACTATTTTTAAAAATGAATAGAGGGCAGGTGCGAATCTTGATGGGAAGCACCGGCAAGATGGGAGAAGGTATGAATGTGCAAAGAAAACTGATTGCCATTCATCATCTTGATGCACCATGGCGTCCTTCCGATGTGGAACAGAGAGACGGCAGGGCTATCAGGCCCGACAATCTGAACGATGAAGTTCATATTATCCGGTACGTCACACGGGGCACGTTCGATGCGTATCGCTGGCAGATATTAGAGAACAAGGCAAAATTCATTGTGCAGGCCATGAAGGGCGGTGTCGATGAGATGGAGGATATCGGCAAGGCCGTTCTGGATTATGCCACTGTAAAGGCTATTGCGTCCAGCAACCCGCTGATTCTGGAAAAGGTCAGGGTTGATGCCGACCTGATAAAAATGGAGGCCATGCATCGTGGATGGATGGATCAGAGGTTCGATTTACAATCCGGGATTGCATCGAGAAAGACCCGAATAACATCGGTGGGAAGAAGGATAGAGGATATAAAGAAGGATATTGAGACCAGGCAGCCAAAACCTGACGACAAGGAATTCAGCTTTATAATCCACGGAATTCCTGAATACGACATTGAAGAAAAAACCATCACGGACAAGAAAGAGGCAGGCCAGGCCCTTGCCGAGCTATACGGGATGGCTAAGATCGAGGGCAAGAAGAAATTCAGAGAGCGAACATTAGCTGTTGGCGGGTACCGGGGATTCACGCTGTATCTTGATAATATATATCAAAATACACAGACATTATTTGTTGGTGAACACGGGAATATGATTCCTGTAAAGCCTGTCAGCTCTTATGCGAACGAAGAAAGCGCCATATCCACTTATATCAGCCAGTTGAACAGGGAGATTGACGGATTAGATGGTGAGTTGAAGAGATATGAAGACCTGATCAAGAAACTCAATACCGAGGTATCCAGCCTTGAGAGCGAATCCGTTAACAAAGAAACCTTCAAAGACATAGACAAGTTAGAGGAATTAAGGAAAAAATCAAGAGAGATCAATGCAACTTTGATGGGCGCTGCGCCGGAAATAGCGCCTGCGGCGGGCAGAGCGTATTATAAATTAAATAATAATAAAGAGTTTGAAGCACTGCTTGATGCGAAAGGGGTTGAAATTGTACCCTGGCTTGAGACATTTATCCATCAAGATAAAGACATGGGAACATGGATTGTTTCAGATGCCCGAAGCGGTATTATCGTAAGGCAAGGTCTTTCAAAAAAAGAGGCTATAGATAATGCAAGGCAAGCATTAGAAGGCCATGGTGAGGAAGAGGTCTTAGGGCTTTCTGAACAATCTGTCGAGGAATATGGCGAATCTCCATGGGTAACGGGCGAATCCGCCGCCAAGGCTAAGGCGGACATGGAGAAACCGGAGCAGTATTCCGTTACTCCTGCCATTGCAGCGCTTACCAAAAAACATAATCTCACATATGACGGGCGATGGGAGAGCCTTGCGGGAAGGCCGTATGCCTTTACGGATAATGTAACGAATTCTTCCGTAACCGTCAAAGACCTGAAAGATCTCCCTGCTCGTATCAAGCAATTGCATGAATCGTTCGGGGTTTTGCCAGAAGCCGCGAAACGGCAGAAAACCAGGGGATTTGTTACGGATGCCATATCCCTCGACGATGTGCGGGCCGTGTTCAAGGGTCAGCATGTGGGGATCTCGCCGGATGGTGATATATGGGTGCGCACAAAGGCCGGGCATGGCGTTACAATAAAGACCGTTCAACAGATTTCCGAGGATAGCGCGTCTTTTAAATTAACCTATGGTCGTCAGAAGGAGACCGGCGAGTTTATTGCCGGAAAGTATAAGAGCGGCGTAATCGAGATTCAGGAGGATATTGGGAATAAATGGACCCTGAGCCATGAGTCGGTTCATTTCTTTGAGGATGCCGGTATTTTGACAAACAGGGATATTGCAGCGTTGAAGACCCGGATCAAGCAATTGGTCAATAACGGCAAGTTTACTACAAGAAATAAGGAGGACATAGGCGGACCGGAGGACAGGGCAAGCTATATCGCTGATCAGTTAAACAAGGATGTTAAAGGCCCTGTTGGCCGGATCTTGAAAAAGATCAGGGATTGGGTTGAACGTTTTGTGAACCTGTTTCACCGGACTGCGCGGGGAGTTGCGCGGGATATTGAAACGGGGAGAATCTTTGATCTCAAAACCGGGCCGGGCGCTGCGGAGCAAGCCCAGATGTTTGCGACAACCGCCCCTCCCTTTTATTCACAGCTTATGCGTGCCGTTGAGACGGCAACGGATATGCCCCGCAAGGTACAGTCATTAACTAAATGGCTGCAACGGAAACAGGTAAAACCGGCAGAAATGAAATGGATGGGTGTTGAGGATTGGCTTAAAGAGAATCAGAAGGAAGGCAAAATTGATAAGGATGCCTTTCTTGATTTTCTGAAGGCGAATCAGATTGAGATTAGGGAAATTGAGAAGAGTGTAAGGCATACAGACATTACCGCTGACATTCAAGACGCGGCGTTGACAGATGCTATTGAAGAATTCCGGGGAATCATAGGAGAAGCAGAGCCAGGAGGTATGATTGACGAAGAGATGATTGTTGAAGAATATCCAGATAGAGATATTGGTATCTCTGTATCTGCTTTTTGGAAACGCAGAGTTGATGAATTGCTTAATGAATATGAGGACAGCGGCGGAGGAAATGATAATGCAAGTGAAGAGTTATTGAAATTAACAGGTGTTGATATTGAAGGTCTTTATGAACAACATATTGACCAGCTAAAAGAAGGCGCAGGTTCCCCGAAATTTGAAACATATACCCTCCCCGGCGGCGAAGGATACCGGGAATTGCTGTTTATGTTGCCGGAAATATCCGTCAAACAAGATTTTAGCTTAGATGATGCAGCACAAGAACAATATGGGAAAAGGTTCAACGATCTAAATGTTGACGAAAAACATATCGCCAGTTTACTTCACAGAAGAAAGAGTAAAGATGAAATAATTTCACCAGATACTTACCGCGCTACCCACTGGGATGAACCTAATGTCTTAGCTCATGTCCGGTTTAACGAGCGTACCGATGCCGAAGGTAAGCGGGTTCTGTTTATAGAAGAGATTCAGTCGGATTGGTTACAGGAAGCTAAGGAGAAGGGGTTTAAGGGTCAGCTTAAACCATTGACACCAAAAGAAAAAACAGACGCAATTGATAGATTAAAACAAATAGAGAGAGATATAATCAGTGCCACAAAAGATAAAGATGCTGACAGGCTAAGGATGTTGGAAGAAGAAGCAAGGGGGTTACATAACAGAATGTATGCTACTGATGTTGGTGTCCCCCCAGCTCCTTTTCTTGAAAACTGGCATGAAGTGTGTATGAAGCGGATGCTCAGGTATGCAGCGGAAAATGGGTTTGATACCGTAGCCTGGACTAAGGGCAAACACCAGATCGCACGGTATGAAGATGCATTAAGGCAGAATGTTGATGAGATTAGATGGTTTAAGAATACTGCGGCAGGCGAGGTAGAGGTTTCAGCAAAGAAAAAAAACAATTCTGTTTTTAGCGCCAATATTCCCCTCAAAGGTACAACCGCCATAAAAGGAAAAGAAGTAGAACTTAAAGACGTTATCGGCAAACCCCTTGCACAACAGATAATAACCTCTAAGGAACCTTACGGCACGTTTAAGGGTGAGGATCTTTCCATCGGCGGTATAGGCATGAGGGCGTTCTATGATGAGTTGCTCCCCGGGTTCATGCGGAAATATGTAAAGCAGTGGAGTGGTAAGGTTGGAGAGCAAAAGATTGTTACAAAAGAACCCGCTGCGGGTGCTGTTGGATTAGAAGTAGGAGATTGGGCTTATTATCGAACGCCTGAAGGACCTAAATGGCTTAGAAAGGATATGGCGAAAAATTTAGAACGAGCGAGCGAGGCCGATTTTAAGGATGATCTTGAGACCGTCCATTCCGTTGACATTACATCGGAGATGAAACAGTCGGTGCTTTTTGAGGGGCAGGCGTACTATTCCGTACAGAAACAGCCGACCGGGCGCGAGGTTGCGCAGGATATTGAGAACGATCGTTCTTTTGTGAACAAGCTATTTGAGATGAAAGACCTTGCTGTTTTCCGGATCCAGAACAGTGTCTGGGATCTCCAGGATCAGGTCAAAAGGTTGGCGGGTCCGGCAAGCAGGAAGAAACTTACCCTGGGGTTTGCATATAAGCCGGAATTGAAGAGGTCTTTTGCATCGGATCAACTTGACAAGGCAATGACGATACGCCGGGATCTGGGCGATAACCTGGAAAAAGCGGATGAATTCAGGGCATGGGCCAAAGAACAATTAGCCGGGGATATTCCGGCCAGGGACCGGTTAAAGATCAAGGGCCAGTTAAAAATATTAGACCAGGCGTTTAAGCTGACAGATGAGCAGAATGACTTTGTTGATCATATGGGTGATCTGTTTGAAGATGCGTTCTCGTTAGCCAATGCCCACAAGATCATTAAGACACACCGGGACAATTATGTACGGCGTTTGTGGAAACTACCGGAAGGCAAAGCCGAAGAATTTAGGGGTACCGGTCCCGGTTACGGGTTCAAGGTCTACACCACTGCGGCCAAGCAAAGGACTTTCGATACTATCTTAGACGGCTGGATGGCAGGTTACGAGCTTCGTGTCCAGGGGATTACGAGCAGCTACGAACGATATATGACCGAACTTGCTACTATCATGTCAAACAAGGCTTTCTTGCAGCGCGGAGTTGCTACGGTCGATGTATCCGGCAATGCCATGTTTACGGCAAAGCCCAAACCCGGATATGCACCGCTAAAGGCGTCCGGTTTCTCTGTGTGGAGATGGGCGGGTAAGGCCGAGATTGAATCCGAATTCAGAGATGAAGAGGCCCTTGTTGTGGACACATATGGCCGCAAGTTCTTTGCTACCACACCCGAGCGCATACCGGAGCAATTTGCGGTTTACAAAAATGAAGAATCGAAAAAGGCCATAAAGCTGTTTGATACCATGGAAGAGGCCGAGGAATTTGCTGACAAAAGACATTATGATCGTATCGAGCGGAGGCCCCCCAAGGACGTGTCCAAGATGTTTGAAAAACAACCGCTTTATGCGCCTAAACCCATCGCCGAGATGATTAATAAGATGACGGCCACGGATACGCTCTTTAATACAACACCGGTAGCAAAGGAGCTTCTCCGGCTTAATACGGGCATAAAGACCTGGATACTCCTGTCCAGTTTCTTTCATCATATGGCAGGTACGCGGTCATGGGTATTCGGCGTACATCATGGGTGGAAGAACGTAAATCCGGTCAAGGCATTTAAGGCCGGTTTGAAAAAGATCGAGGATCTGCATCCCCTAATCGAGTTAGGGATCAAGAACGGGCTTACGGTAGGCGAGCTTCAGGATTGGGCGGAGAGTGAATTAAGGGCATCCACGGGATTGACTGAAAAACTGGTAAATTACTTAGGATTAGAAAAGACCGGCAAGGTAATAGAGGCTGGCCGCTTTTACCGTGAGCGTTTCACGGACAGCCTGTTCAAGAAATACTTTGCAGGTCTCAAGGCCGAGGCGTTTGTTGTCGAGTACACCCATGAGCTTCAAAAGGAGAATGAGAAATATACATCCGGCAGGTCCAAGCTGCCACCCAACCCTAATCAGATCGCGGAGCGGGTCGCCAGGTTGATTAATGCGGACTTTGGCGGGCTGCATCTGAAACGAATGGGCAGGAATCCCACGCTTCAGAAGATGGCCCGGATGTTATTGCTTGCGCCGGATTGGACTGAATCCAATTTCAGGACCGTATCAGGCATGGTGCCCGGGCTAAATAAATTTATCAGCAAAACCGTAGGCGATGTCCCCGGTCCAAAGGCTATGGAGGATGTATACAGGCGATTCTGGGGCCGTGTGATGCTCAGGATTGCCGTGAGCACCATTGTCGCCCAGCTCCTGCTCAATGGGTCGGATGAGACCGAGGAATTCCTGGAAGAGCAGCTCCTTTCAAACAAGGCGAATAAACTCAGGTGGACCGAGATCGACGTTACAAAGCTGTACCATATGTTAGGCGTTGATACCGAAGGCCAGCGAAAGACATTTTCTTTGGGCGGACATTTCTTTGACCCGCTCAAACTGATTGATCCTTTCCGGTTGGTGAAACATAAGGGCAGTCCTTTTGTCCGTGCCGCATCCGCCGCGTTTTCCGGGTCCGACTGGGCGGAAAGGCCGTTTACGGGAATCAAGGAGTTTGTGACCACGGGGAAGACCATTAAAAAATCCGCTTTTCAGGAAAAGGTAGGCGGTTTGAACCGGCTGCCATCGGTAGTGGTTAACCAGGTGGTAAATATGCAGCCCATCCAGGTGGGTCATTTTATCCGGTATATGCAGGGCGAGGAAGACGGGTTGACGGCAATCATGCACAGCATGGGCGCTGCGACTCATACGGCATGGGGGCCAAGACTTGAGACCCCGATTATTGCGGCGGAAAAGGGGCCGGACCCTGTAATGGACGTTATAAACGAGATGCTCAAAAACGAAACCCTGAATATGGGACCGCCGAGCAGGTATTTGAATATAAACGGTGTCAACCAGAAAATGAGCCGAGAGCAGTATGATAAATATTTAGAGGAATCGAGCACCATCGCCCGGAGAAAACTCGCAGGGATTATTAATTCCCGGAGATCTGATGAATGGAAGGCCAGGAAGATCCGGGCCGTCATCAGGAATGCCCGTAAACGGATACGCGGAAAGATTAAGAGGATGATGGTTAAAGAAGGTAGAAGGTTGAAGGCTGAAGGAAAAAAAGAGGCAGCATGAATTATCGTTCACATGCAAGTTTAATCTTTGCAAAGATGCTTTTGACCATGCGCTCCTGGTGGCCCCATCCTATCCATTGGACACCACCGGCCTCGGCTTCAAAGTGCATTATTGTCCGGCTGCCATGCGGGATGAGCCGTATTGCAATATCATCCCCTATGCTCCAGAGCGTCATGCGTTTGCGTGCCTTTATTGAGTATGTGGCTTTATCGGCACTTTTAATATCTATCCGTTCGTTTGGGAGAATACGGAGGGTTTGGTCCCAGACCATATCAACGGGTGCATTTATTATGTTCCGGCTTTCGGGCTGGTCTCCCGTTGTGGAGTAATGGGCGCAACTTAGAAGAATGAGAAATAGGAATAAAAATAGATTTTTCATGACAGATCCTTTCGTTAAAGGTTCAATGGGATTTTATAACAGGATTAATGAAAAATCAAGAACACAAGATATGGAAAGCCGGCAGCTCGCTGCGACACAAGATATAGTGGTAAGGACTGGATTCCGGCTTTTGCCGGAATGACGAAGGAGATGCGGGAATGGATGAAGATGATTTGTATGGTGATGATTTGTACGACCAAAGTATTCTTACAGAAAGAAGGTGCCCAAAGTGCGGAGCGCTGATTGTCAGCCATCCAGATTGCAGTGAAACTTGTTCCAATAATGAATGCGATTATCAGGAGAGGTGATGCTTTCAATAATTTCAATGGTGATTTTAGCGTTTGCGTGCGTGTTTGTTTTGCCGGGATATAGTATCAGGCCGTATAGGACTCCCCGCAACACCCTGCTTGCTGTGGCCGGATATCTGTTAATGGGTTACTGGTTGTTCTTTGGCCCCTCCGTCGCCTCTTCGACAAGCTCAGGGCTATGGAGGGCAGGCCGGACCATATACTTCGAACCGGAAATCCTGACATTAAGCCTTGCACTGTTCGGGTGGTGGTTTCTGTGCTCCCTGATGTCGCCCAGAAAAGACATTGCATTGCGGAATTTCGTAAAGTTCACCATGGTCGCTTGTTTCGGCCTGTTTCTTGTTACCGGCACCGATTCCGCCGCCGCCCTAACGGGCTATGGCGGACAGGAGCAGGGGGTCGGTCTGATTTTATTAGTTTCGGCGGCCCTAATAAACAGCATATACGCCATTGTCCAGCATACGTTTAAATGGGAACCCCTGAAGGGTTTACCTACATTAATGACGCCCTTTCAGCCCAGGGGCCTTGTCGGGAATCCTAACATGTTGGCTTCTTACCTTGTGCCGCATGTTTTCTTTGTCCTTTATCTGATTCATGCGCAATCGCTCATATGGACCGTGGCATTAGCCCCTGTGCTTTATGCGCTCTGGTTGACCGAGTGCCGGGGGGCGTTTTTTGGCCTTGTCTGCGGATTAATTATCTACGGCGATGCCGTATCAGAGATCCCGTTTTTGCTCATAGGATGCGGCGGCGTTGTCTTTTACCTGATTAAAGGCGGTAAATCAGGACGCCGGGCCCTGGATAAAAACTCAATCAATGAACGGTGGAATTATTGGACGGTCGCCGTGGAACAGGTGATCAGGACCCCTCTTTTCGGTTTAGGGTTCGATGTGTTAAAATCCCGCGTGCCATTCTTACAGCGAGATATAGACATGCGGACCGGCGGTAAGTTCCTGAAACAGGAGAACTATCAGAATCCGTGGCCGCAGAAGGCCCATAACGACTATTTACAGCATATTACGGATAACGGCATACCGGGACTTATGCTGCTGCTTTGCTTTATTGTCGTTGCCCTTTTTATGGGGATAGAGTCTCAGGATACTCTTGCGCTAATGCAAGGTTCCGCTCTTGTGGCCCTTCTTGCTAACGGAATATTTTTCCATACGTTTCATGTGACCAATGTAAATATTGTTTTCTGGTATCTGATCGGCAGCCTGACCCGCCAGATAGACGGCGGGCAAGTCGGCTATTATTTGGCGGGCTCGCCTGCCGTCAGTGTGGCTGGTTTACCAGCCGTCTGTTTGGCGGGTTATATCATTTTCGGATATTTTGTTTACAAATACAGCGTCCGGCATTTGATCACGGATTTTTCCTTAGACCGGTACATGAGATCCAAGGATTACCGGTACCTGGACCGGGCCTTGCGATGTAATGGCGGAGGGACCAGGGTAAACGCATTGGTGACGGTGCATCACCTTAATAAAAACGATCTCCCGATGGCGTATAAACACGCCGCTCGATGCGCGGTTTTTTGCGATGGGGATCTCAGGCTGTGGGATATGTGGCTTAACCTTGGGACTGTGTTATTCCGCAGCGGATCACTGCTTTTAGCGAAGTCATGTTACGAAGCGGCCTTGACCTTTTGGCCGGAACACAGGGAGGCCAAGGCCGGGATAGAGCGGATAGAGGGGATTGAGGAGCAGGTTGAAGGTATAAGGCTGAAGGCTGAAGGAGAGAAAAAGGCGGCTTAAATAATGTCATTAGTAGGAGACATAGTAAGGCGGATGTTCGGGCCAAAACAAGACAGGGCTAACAGGCTCTTGCGATTTTATATCCATCACAGAAATTTATATATGAAAGGACAGACTGAATTAGGGTTAATTCGTAATCTCATATCTTACCAGGCTTTAGTAATAACCTATTTAGGTGCGGATAACATTTTAATGAAGTTGGGTTGGGGTATTCCCTTATGGGTGGTGTTTGCTTCTTTAGGGTTGGCGGTATTTATTAAAAATTTTATTCAGTGGTATGCTGGCTATCTGTGGAATAAATACAGAGTGTTCGATAAAGAAGCTGATTGGTCTAATTTGCGAAACCCGATATCGAAGGCAGTAAATAAGCAACTATTAAACGGAGCAGGTATTGAGGGGAAAGGTTGACAAAAATGTAAAATTTATAGTTTAATAGTCAACAATTTAACTGCCGGGCAAGTCCGGCAAAAACGAAAAGCCTCCTCCGGCGCCAGGCTCCGGAAGAGGCTTTTTTTATGGGAGGGAAAAAGATGAAACGATATTTAGTTGCTGTTTTAATCACCCTGGTATTGATCGGCACCGCTTTTATTGTTCCAGGTAAAAGCAATGCTTTCATGCCCCCGGAATATGCAGAATATGGCGATGTGATGATCGCTGACGGCATCGCAATGACAAGGCCCGGGTTTCTTTATAGTTTTGTGGTGATGACAGACGGGACCAGTGGCGTAACTGTTGCGGCATACGATAATGCAACAGAAGCGAGCGGGGCAAGTCCGTTTCCCATATGGTATGTCACGACCAGCTCTATTGACAGGGACAAGGAGCTTATCTTTAATCCGCCAATATTTCTGGAAAAAGGGCTTTATATAGATTTCACCTGTGGCGGCACGTTTAAGGCAATGGCTTATAGACGGTATCGCTAATTTAGCCCTTCGATAAACTCAGGGTCGAAGACGAGAGGATAACACCATGAATCCTGAAGCATGGGCGGTTGTGGCAGTTGTTGCCATAATTGGAACCATCGCCGGAATGATAATCGGATATTATAAGGCAAGGGGGGAGTTTGGTGAAAAGCTAACTGAAACCCTGAAAGGGTATTTATCTGAAGACGATTGCAAGAGGTGCGATATGAGAGCCGAGGTAAAGACTTTATGTACATCTTTGAATAAACATACAGCCCTGCTGGAAAAAGGACAAGGATCTTTCGAGTCGTTGCGGACCGATATCACGCTGATAAAGAATAATTTAGGGATCAAGAGTCCGCTGGAAGAACTCAAAAAAATGATCGCTGTGTTGGAAAAGGGTTAAATCATCGGTTCCGACGCGGAGCATCGGAACCAGGTGGAAGGCTGAAGGCTGAAGGCTGAAGGTAAAGACGAAGAAGTTCCGACGCGGAGCATCGGAACCAGGTGGTTAGTCCCGCCAAAGGCGGGAGAACGAGAGGAAAGAATGAAACTATCTGAACTTGACGTACAAGACCTATTCACCGGTATGATAATAGGTGAAGCAGCCGGAGAAGACTTCGTAGGCAAGCTGGCCGTGGCCTGCGCTGTGCGTAACAGGGTTAATGATTCTCGTAGATGGTCTAATGATTACAAGGCTGTCATTCTACAGGCTAAACAATTTTCTTGTCTGAATTCTATCAACAGGACTATGGAGATAGCCCCATATTTCCTTTATCGGTACTTCAAACATTTCTGGTCTGAGGCATGGTGGCGGGAGTGCTGGTCGGCGGCCTTTCTTGTTCTTTATGATTGGGTTGGCGATATAACAAACGGAGCTAACCATTATCATGTGGAGGTTAAGACAGAAGTGAGCACTACCGGTAGGATACATGAGTTTAAACTACCCTATTGGGCAGAGGAAAAAATCCCTGTTTTTAAATGGGGAGGCCATTGGTTTTATAAACTTTAATCAAAGGAGGAAAGTATTATGGGAAAAGACACATTAAATGGAAACCCGGAGTGGAAAGATGAGATACCAGACAAGGGGTATGAACTGGAGGACAAAGAGACCAAGAGTGACCATGAGCGACTTGTGTACCTGGAAAAAGTAGTGAAGGCCGTTCGGAAAATTTGGAAGTATAGGGATGATGTCCTGTTTCCTCCTGTCCAGGTAGAGGATTTCGATGTCGGAGGGAAGCACGGGCCGTTTTAATAAAACTCTTTGCACCTGAAATTTATTGGCGTGTGTCGAGGGGAATCAAATGAGCAATAATCTTGAACGTTATTACCACTACCGGGACCTGATCCGCCCTGGCGATCCTATTACCTGGGTGGGATCAGGCCCTATATCCTGGGGTATTAGGCTATGGTCCGACCGCAGCCATGCGAGCAGCGCATTAGGAGAGGTCCAGGCGGGGGTTATGAGAAGGCTCATTATCGAGGCGGACCAGGGGGAGGTCAACACCCGGCTGCTATCCCAAAAACTGAAGGGCTACAAAGGCCGGTGTTATCTCCACAAATTAAAACCCGACTTAGAGGAATTCCGTCCTGCGATCGTAAACTTTTTATGGGCTCATCTCGGCATCGAATATGATTTCATGAGCCTGTTCGGAAATATGATCTCCAGGGTGTCTACGAATGGGGCGCAGTTTTTTTGTAGTGAGCTGACCGGTGCTTCTGTCTGGTATCCTCCGGAGAAAAAAGAAAAGAAGAAGTTTTTAGCCGATCCCGGGATTCCCCGCAAGATCCTTGAAAAATATCTTCCAAACAAATGGCTTGAGCTGCTACTTTCCGGAAAGGCCCTTCGACCCGGCGGCATCGCAAAATTACCGCTTTATGAAGCCGAAATTCAATTGTTATGATATCTACTGTTCATCTACTGTTGTGGGCATAATTATAGTTAATTATAGGTAGTTGAGAAAATTGGCCTGTAATAAAATCAGCTACTTAGCCCATACCCGCACCACGTCCCCTGTCTGGCAGTCATGAGGTCAGGGGTTCGATCCCCCTCAGCTCCACCAATAAAATCAAGTAGTTAGGCCGTCTTTTCGGGGACGGCCTTTCTTTGTCTACTGTTTATATCTACTGTTTTGGCGGGGATTTTCAGTTCGGGGAGTTTGAAGGGTTTGTTGCGGGCGATGTCCTTTGCAAGGTGGGCATAGACGTTGACAATCATGCGCGGGTTCACGTGCCCTACCCTTTCCGCTAACTCGGTTATGTTTGCGCCGTTCGCCAGGGCATAGGTGATGTAGAAGTGACGAATATCGTAGAGCCGGATCCGGCGCTTGATGCCTGCCTTTTCCTTAGCATCCTTCCATACCCTTTTGACACTCGTGATCTGCCTGCCGTTGTACGAACAAATCCAGGGGCAGCCGGGATACTTTTTCTGCATTTGTTTGTGTTTAGATACCATGCGGCGGAAGTATTTTTTGTCCGGGTACTGCCAGCGCCAGGTATCGGTCTTTTGCGAATAGATACGGATTCGCTTTAGGTGCCAATCCACGTCCTCCCATTTCATGCAAAATAGTTCAGTGGGCCCGGGCCGGACACCCGTATGATAGGCCGTGTCCAAAATCCATGCTAAATGAGGCGCAGATACGGCCAGGATGCGATTAAACTCGTCGATGGTGAAGAGGTCTATCATAAATCTATTTCGCTCCTTGAGGCGTTTCCGGCGGGTCCACGGGTTATTTTCCATAAGGCCGTCACCCATGGCCCAGTCCAGGATGTTTGAAAGGTATACGAAGTAGGTATTGATTGTCCGGTTCTTTATTTTCCTCCGGATCATTTTCTGCTCGATCTTGCGCCAGTCGTCCATTGTGATCAGGTTGATCGGTTTTTTACTGATTGGTCCGGCATAGGTGGTGATGGTTCTCAAGATCCCGTCCATGGTATTATCGGCCAGTTCGTTCTTTCGGGCATCGGTATACATGCGGGCCAGGTCCATGAAAGAGGTTCGGCCGGCCGGGGCATGTCGCATCTGACCGGTCTTTTTCTTGAGCTTTATTTCAAGGTCTCTGGCCTCGGCGGCCTCTTTTGCGCCGGATCCGCGACCGAAAGGTTCCCAGACGCGCTTGCTGCCCTGGTAGTAGACACAGTAGTAAAGGCCGTTTTTTGGGTAGACGGGCATGTTGGATTTATCCGCCGTCAGTTTGGCGGATTGAAGATTGACCCCGCCACACTGACGGCGGGCAAGGATTGAAGATTGACGATTTTTAAAAACCCCTCGTTACGATGCTCCGCGTCGTAACGAGATAAATGGCGCCGCCGCAGAGCGCCGGTGCCAGGAATGGAGACGGTGCCAGGCGGAAATGTTAATCGTGTTTGACGATCCCAGGCTCATTTCCTCTTTGTAATAATTCTTTAAAGTCCTTCCAGATGCTCCGGCGTTCTTTGGTCCCCGACGGCGGTTTTTGTTCCATAATAACTTGTTCCAGATTTTGAATCCGGGAGTCTAACTGGTCTTTCTCTATTGTTTTAGCCTTACATGCCACAAGGACAGACTGAACCGCCTGGATGATCTCCATGTCGCCACTGTTGAGAATATTATCTAATGTTTCGTGATACCATTTTGAAGGTATTTCATAGACGCCCTCGGGTTCTATCGCCTGTCCGGCGGGTCCGCCTGTTTCGATTTTGTACTTTACATGGGCCTTTGGCATGATGCTGACAGGTTTTCCTTCATCATCATATATGCGTATTAGATTGGTTCGTTTTTCCGGATTTTTAGCCTTTCCTTTCAGATAATACTCCCATTCCGGCATTTTTCTCCTAATAGCATCCCAAAATTTAAATCCAGTTACCCCGGATCTCCCATATTTTATATCACTCAGATAAGATGTTGATATTCCGAGCATAAGGGCCAGTTCATAGGCTTTCAGGTCGTTGATTTCCTGTAGCCTCTGGATGCGATTTCCAAGGGGGCAGTATTTTTTTCCTGATTTACGTATTTTTTTACTTGACATTATACGTCATTACGGATAAAAGATGTTTAACATAAAATAAATAGGAGTTTCCGATGTTTAGAATATTTAAACGTAACAAAACCGGAAGATATTTACAAGGAAAAGAAAATCGAAACCGAACAGTGCTCAATTTTTTGATTGCTTCCGGGTTTTCTTTGCCTGCAATCCGAAAGGCACTCATGGTTTTGAATGAATATCCCATGGGTGTTTTGAAATCCGGCGTGGCTTCACAAGCCTCGGTGACACGAACAATGCAAAGTACCGGAAAGGATCTAAACCCCATGGTTATGAAGCAGGCTGCGGAACGGTTGGAACTGACGGTAGAGGAACTTTTTCCGAAGGTTGTGAATGAAAGGTGAGCATGAAACAGAACAATCTGTTTTCCGATAATAACATCGACACCGTGATTATCAACGAAAGCGGTCCACCGGAATCGAGATCTAACCCGGTTGCCATGAAGGCCACATTTTCGGAGAAAGAATTTCTCAATAAGCTGGCCTATGCCGAGGGTATCACAATCGCCGAACTGATCCGCCGGGCAACAAAGTTTTATATCGAATGGTACGAGCATGAGGGCAACCTCCGAAAGTACAGGGATGCAATTGTTTCCCTGATGGAGAAGTTGCCCTAATTTTTTTTCATTGGCAGGTTAACCTCAAGACGCCAGAGGTTCACGTTGGGATGCCAGAGGTTAACCTGCCAGACCCGCCACACACCCGGCGGGCAAGATTAGATGTTTAAGAGAGAGATCATGAGTGAAGGATGGGGTTGGCGGACTGGTTGCAAGAAGAGACATTATTTTATTAACAATCGGTCTTTGTGCAGGCTGTGGTGGATTGATCAGGATGTGGATCTTACTCAGGGTTATGATGATATCCCGGAGAATTGCCAGGTATGTATGGCAAAGTTGGCGGAAAGAAGGTCATGCGAGCCCGTGAAGATCGCGGCGTGAGACAAAAGGATGGGATCATATATCTTAAAACAGATCATTACCGGGAAGGAACCATGCAATACGGGCAACCTCTCGGGTTTAAAAAAAGACGAGTTGGAATGCATCGCTATTTTGATTGGCGTTTCTAAGTCTGGATCCAAGGCTTTATTGGTTCAACGCATAGCTAATTGCTACGAGATTAGGCACATGCTCATTGCTTACAGGACCAAAGACAATCTTATCGGCTATCGAGAAGCAATCGAAATGGAAAAGCGGGGGGAAGACATGTCTTTCCTTTTCGGACCGGACCCAGGCATTGAACAGATGGTTAAGGATTTTTCGGGCAAGAAACTCAGGTCTATGTGTAGAACCGTAAAATGTGGAGTATTTGGTTGCAAAAGACAGATGGCCGCAAATCTTATTAATTGGCGTGACCGTTGTCGAAGGAAAGGCTTAAAGGCGTTGAATGAGGCTATGAAGGAAATACATGAAAATCCAAGACAGGTTCAATTAGTTATTGGGTACTCATGAAAGGGAGGCATAATCATGTGTTGGATTTATTGTGCGATATGTTTATTTGTCGGTGTTGCCATCGGGTTGGTGGTTGCCGGGCTGTTGCGGAGCGCGGCGGAGAACAGGATTGATGAGATTCCTCTTTAGGAAATTTTTACTATTTTTAATTGTTTTAATAGCGATAGTGTTTATTGCGCCATTGCTGGATTCCCGCCTACGCGGGAATGACGTTATGGAATGCTGGTATTCGCCCGCTTACCCTGCCCTTCACAGGGCGGTTTGTTATTTGGAGAGTGAGATTGCATTTTTGGAAGATGGTGTAAACAGCAAAGCGTATGCTGTTTTTAAAGAAAATATCTGGAGACATATTTATGAAAGCAGGTATCTGTATCACGCTATTTCTTGTGGGGATTGTATTAGCAGCGAATGAAGGCGGATGGTTTCCGTGGGTGAATTTGATCGGATTCGGGGCGTTCACCGCTTGCGCATGGCTTTCTAATTTATGGGCGAGGGATTTAGGACGCAGATTAACGCAGATTGACACAGATAAAGGGGGTTAGAGGTAAAATGACAAAATACAAAGAACGGATAGAGTGGATATGCTGTACGTCGGTAGAAGATGCCAAATATAGCATCGAGAATGAGACAGATTTAACCGTGTTGGATTTATGCCTGCACTACGAAAATCAAAATCAGAACCGGGCGACTATGATTGAGAATCTAAAAAGACGGATTAAGAAACTGGAAAAAGTGAGCTGAAGGAAGATGGGCGAGAACGAAAAAAAACGATGCAAACACGGACTGCCTAAAGGGCAATGTGCGCTTTGCCTTACGAAAGAATCCGCCGCCGCTCTAACGAGCTATGGCGGGCAATCCGCCGCCGCTAATCGCCGCCGCCAAGAGGCTAAGGCGGACAAAGGGAGGGGTGGAACGAAAGATATTGATAATCAGCCGCGTAAAGAGTGTCACGCATGTGGTGAGGAAAAGGTATTGGATGAATTCCCCAAACATGAGGGCTGCAAAGACGGACATGAAAATACGTGTAAGGCTTGCCGGGCCAAACAGGCAAAGGATCGTTATAAAAACCGAAATAAGAAGGCCAAGGAAACAATAAAACCGGAACCGATTCCGCCGGTGGCTAAGGTGAAAACTGAACCGGAATCGAAAGAAAACCCTTCGGCTGGCTTAGGGTCTACGAAGGGATTATTTATTGATACGACACTTTATCCTGATCTCATAGACAATTTAGAGCAGAGCGCTGTTGTCCATATCCGTACTGTCGAACATCAGGCTCTGGCATATATCGTCCGGGGATTGAAAGAGGATGGAGCGGGGACATTCGATAAGAGATCCGTACCGGGTGCTTGAAGAACCGGTGAGAGATGATGACGATATCCGGCTGGTTCTTGATACGGCCAAAGGCCCAATAATTGTCTGGTGTGCTAAGTGGGCCGTTTCTTTATATCGGTATAAAGAAGGTGACGAAGAAATATTAGAGGCTTGGGTTCCTCAGTGGTTGCAGAGAAAGGAAAAGCTCATAGCTGAAAGCTGAAAGCTCAAGATTGAAGGGTGAAGGCAAGTAATGAAGGAGTTTCCAATATTGAGTGAATTTCATCAATGGCGAAAAAGCGTCCCTTGGTCTTTAGTAGCTTCCCGTGAATCTCAAGCAAAACGTAATCATAGCCAATCCCTAAAACAACTTGCTGAACGTGGTGGCCTATCGCCTCGTGAGTTGTATGCTGTGGTTAGGGGTATTAGCTGGTCTCATATAACGAGTAGAGATTTGTGGGATATGAGCGAAAAAGAAGCTCAAGAGATTATTGACGAATGGATAATCAAAGATAACCAGAGAGCAACTGGTTAGCTCGATGATATGCCTTAAGGAGAAATATAATGCCAGGACCAGTGAGTGAGTCGAATCCAGGGCCGAGTGATGAAAGTCCCTATGTCCCGTCATGGTGTTATGAGCAAGGACCGAGGATTTTCGATCCAGATCATAAGATTGATGTTTCTCAAGTTTGTGAAGACAAAAATAAAGAGTTTGGATGGGCGATCTGGAATCCCAAAATAGGCTTTTACTTTTCATCGTTTACTGATACCCGCCAGTGTGCGATTCGAGATCACGAGAAAAACACCCGGAAGAAATGGGCTGCATGTCGAAGATATGGTGACAAAGCCGTGAAGGCTAAATTGGAGATATGTTTTTGGAAAAAACGCAGTTAATGAAGCTCCCCGTTCCCGCCTATGCTAAAGCTATGGCGGGCAAGTCGATAACCTGCAAGCTGCTGACTGACCGAGAGGCAGCTAAGGGGTTGCAGGCCGGACGGGGGGCTTTCCCGCCATACTGACGGCGGGTAAGTAAAATCAGTCCATAGTGTCGAAAAGGCTGAAAAACGATGGTGCCCATTCGCGAGAGTAATTGGGATTTATGACAACGATAGAGGACGTCCTGCTATTAATCGAGGTAAAGATGATCATATGTGCACATGCATTACCGATAGATGCATGATGTGGATTGATGAGAGCCCAGCAGCGACTGAAGAACCTGATGATATAGGTATTGTAAAAAAAGGTCGGTGCGGACTGGTTAGGTAGGGAACATGCCACGGAATATGTCTTTCTCTATGACGACTCAGCAGGTCAGAGGCAGATTTAAGACGGTTACAAGACGGTTGGGTTGGTGGTTTCTTAAACCCGGGGACATCGTTAATGCGGTAGAGAAGGCCCAGGGCCTAAAGAAGGGTGAGAAAATAAAACGCATTTGTCCGATTCGCATTTTGACAACCAGGGGAGAACCGTTATCAGCAATAGACGAAAATGATGTTGAGAAGGAAGGTTTCTGGGGTTGGAGTGTGGAGGAATTTATTGATGCTTTCTGCGAGTCACAGAAGAAGTGTACTCCTGAGACGAAAGTGAACAGGATTGAGTTTGAGTACCCCGCACTTTGAGGCAAAGTGCGGGGAGGGGAGGAAGCTATTAATGCAGGCGATTGAACACGATGGGACCAGACGAATGGTTGAGCGGTATAACGAGAGAAAAATAGAAGCGCACCTGGATGATCCGAATGTTAAGGAAGTCCGGGTGTTCCGGTTGAAAAGGGGTATGACAATCACCGTCCACCACAAGGACGGCGGACAAGTGGAAGAGGCAACGTATAAAGTTATAGCTGCCAGACCAAACGGGAAGGTTACTCTAAGGCCGGTGTAATAAGAAGCTCAAAGCTGAAAGCTCAAAGGAAAAGAAGGATGGCAAATGATCGTGTGTTCATACGTTGTACTGGTTGTGGCGGTTGGAGAACGCTTTTGAAATATTTTCCGTCAACAGGAATTACTACCCGAGATAATGGAATTTTAGAATGGCTTGATAAACATGCTTTTTGCCACATTAATGCCAAAGAAAGGTTAGTGGATCTTGGAACTGATCCGGGGTTCACCTTGCATACTGAGGCGGATATTCAAGTGTTGGGTTTGGATAAAAAGGGGTTTGTTCCTCCGGAGGAAAAATGACGGATATTAAGCGGATTGAAAAAGGATTGTACTGGGATAGGGCGTTGTCGCTTGTCGAGGGATGTTCGCCTGTTTCCGAGGGGTGTGCTCATTGCTGGGCTGCAACTGCATCTCATATGCGGGAGAATAATCCGAATGAGAAGGTTAGTGCGAGGCACAAAGAACTTACTGGTTCAAATGGTAAGTGGACCGGCAAGATCCGTTTGATGTGGGAAGACCTGGATAAAGTCACACCGCGTCAGGAGCCGAAAACATATTCTGTCTGGAATGATCTGTTTCATCCGCTTGTGCAGTACGAGTTTCAGATCCGGGCTTTTGAGGCCATGGCGGTTGCCAGTCAGCACACTTACCTTATTCTTACGAAGCGCCCCGACCTGATGAGGAAGTTTTTCCGATCTATCGAGCACTGGTTGCACATAGGGCCTAATGTATGGTTTGGCGTGAGTGTCGAATTAGCAAAGTATGCATGGCGGATACAGGAACTGCTAAAGATTAAAGGGAATCTGTTTGTTAATTTCGAGCCGCTTTTAGGGCCGATTAGTATAATTGATTATTGCGCGGATCCTCAATTCGGCGGCGAGGGAATTGACTGGGTAATTGTCGGTGGTGAATCAGGATCAGATGCGCGGCCCATGCACCCGGAATGGGTGAGGTCTATTCGCGAGCAATGCCAAGAAGCGATGGTCCCTTTCTTTTTCAAGCAGTGGGGAGAGTACTGTCCGGACGATTTCGATTTTGTTTGGCCATCCGGGAGTACTCCTAAACGTAAATGGGTGCATATCGACGGTGAAAGCTATGACTACGCCTATCCATACAACTGTATCCAAATGATGAGAGTCGGCAAGAAAGTAGCAGGCCGGATGCTTGATGGAAAGGTGTGGAATGAATTGGGATGGTAGGAAGAAGGTAGAAGGTAGAAGGCTGAAGGAGAGATATGAAATTCACTGATGATGTGTATTTAAACAATGACCCTTTTAGTGGCTCTGATAGGGATGTCGATATCCGTTGTCACACCTTCAAAATAGTAAAAGTCAGAAAAACACACCCCTGCTTTTTGGCTGATTTAATCGGCAACAAACCACATGAAATACCTATTGGAAAAAAGGCAAAATACGATTCCGCTTTGGTGGATGGAGAATGGGAGCGGTATTATACTTGCCTTGATTGTATGGACAAATGGCTCATTGAGGAAGTGGGTATTGAGCCTAAACAGGATGGGGGAGTGAGTTTATGAGCGGCCCGGGAGCTTGTCATTGTGAAGAAAGGAAAAAACCAGTCCATGAACGGAACTGGATTGTATATATGCGGTACTGCAATTATTCAGCTTTTAACGGATACCGGAAAACATACAGCGATTATTCCGGGGTGTTTTGTCGCACATGCCATGCTCTTTGGCGAACAAAGGCAAACTATGTTTCCGGTTTGCCCGATGGAAAACTTTGAAAGGGGGTTAGTATGACTGGAGTGGAATTGATCGCTGCTGAGAGGAAGCGGCAGATAGAGGAAGAAGGCTTTACGGCAGGACATGATGTTATATTTAGAAATAATGAGCTGGCCTGGTGCGCTTGTTGTTATGCAGCGCCGGCAAATATCTATAAATGCCTCGGCGGGCCGCCGGGTGTGTATCGCTTCATAGATCCCTGGCCAGATTGGTGGGACCCTATTTGGGACAAACGAGCTAAACACCAAAGAATCCGTAGATTAGAAATTGCCGGGGCTTTGATTGCGGCGGAGATTGATAGGTTGCAGGATTTATTATTCACGGATCCGGCATAGTGAGAAAGTTCTGTCAATGCGGATACGTTATCTGGGTTGATCTGAGGTGGAATGGTCACGCATTCGTTAATGTTTATCATGATGACGGCGACGATTGCGAAGAAAAAGAGACCTGTTTTGATGTCATTACCCATTGTCCTGGTTGTGGAGAGGAATTGAGAGAAGAGAAGCTGACCCGCCACACAAACGGCGGGCAAGAAGCTGAAAGGGAAAACAATGGATACGCTTAAATTAATAGAGCAGGCTTATAAGCAAATATTGCTGGAATGAAACGGGTTGATCTTGAAAGTGATGAAGGTATTTCCGTTAAAGCATATCGGGCTGGCAGCGGGCCTTTTAAACTATGCCGTCATATTCGGCGTGAAACGGTTTGGGTGAATCATGCACGATATCAATATAACAGTGGGAGATGAGGTTTTCCAATTCTCGGATTTTGACAATTGGTGTGATACCGCCAAGAGTAAATTTGCATCCGCTGGCCTTCGTAGTGAGGATGTGATTTGTGTGGATAGCTGGGGCCGGGTTTGTACATGTGGAAAAGAATTTATGCGGGCCAGGGATGGGGCTTATCCTGTTCGAGTTTTTAAAGCCCAATGTTGAAGGCGGCAACACCATAAGGCGGGAAGGGGCTATGGCTTTAAATGAAACCTAAATATGAAATGTATCTCCCATGGACAGAGCCGCCATTAGATGAGTGGTCAATCGTGGGAATGAACCATTACCATAATAGCGGTGGGTCTAAGTGCCTGTTTGTTGCAATGGTGAAGGATGGGCGATGTATCAAGGCGGAAGGACCAGTTGAGGAATTGGTTTTTATTAATCTTAGGAGGCAGGCGAATGGGAATCATAAAATGTCTGAACAGGAAATGCGCGTGGTTTGATGAGGGTGAGTTGGATAATTGCTCTCATTCTTTTGTTGAGATCCGGGTTTGCAAGGATTCGATTGTCAAGGATGTTGCGGTCAAGAAGTATAAGAATCCATATCTCGATGCGCTGATGAGTAATGAGTGTTATTGCGGAGCTGAGAAAAAGCCTAAGAAGTCGTTTTGCTATAGATGTTTCAAGAAACTTCGCAGGGATTTACAGACTGATCTTTATTCCCGAATGGGTGACGGATACGAAGAGGCGTATGACGCGGCGGTAAAATGGATAGACGAAGAAGAATGATAGATTTGGCCAAGAACTGGCTTGTTGATTATTTTTCCGATGGTGAAACACGGCAGCCTTCGGACTTTGATGAAGATTTTTTAGGCGGTTTAGATGTTCACGGGACAGTGCTTACACAATTTACAGGATATCCCTTATTTTCATGGGATAAAACACCGTTCTTTGAGGCATTAGGAGAGTTAGTAGAAGAAGGTAACATATCCCACTGGATAGAAGGCGAAGCACATTTTTATGTACGCAGATAAATATACCATATACCAGGGGCATGTATTGGAGGTTTTAAAGAAGCTGGAATCCGAGTCCGTGCATTGCGTTGTGACCTCGCCTCCTTATTGGTCCCTCCGGGATTATAAAACCGAGCCGCAGGTCTGGAATGATTTCGGGACAGTTTGTACTAATTGTTTGGGTAGCGGATATGAAGGTGGAAAAGGCAGAGATCAATGCCCGGAATGTAATGGTGAGGGTAGATTAAAATGTAGGCATGATTGGGGAGAAGAATTGACAGCTAAACAGCAAGGCGGCGGATGGGTTAATGAAAGTTACAAGGAAAACCATCAAGGCGTTGGCAAGAGCGGGAATTTTCAAATCGGTGAAAGTTCTCAAGGCCGTTTCTGTAAAAATTGTGGGGCATGGCGCGGATCGCTGGGGCTTGAACCGACTCCGGAGCTTTATATTCAGCATATTGTACAAATATTCCGTGAGATCCGGCGTGTATTGCGGAAGGATGGGACGTGCTGGCTTAATTTGGGCGATAGTTATGCCTCATACCCTACATCTACAGGAAACAGTTTCAGAAGAGATAAAGCAAAAGTAATCCCGCGTGGCCGCGACTTAAAAAATTTAAAGAAAAAAGATCTTGTCGGCATCCCCTGGCGAATTGCCCTTGCTCTACAGGCCGATGGGTGGTGGTTACGAGAGGATATAATCTGGAATAAGCCTAATCCCATGCCGGAGAGCGTAAAGGATCGGTGTACCCAGGCCCATGAATATCTCTTCCTTCTTACTAAATCAGAACATTATTTTTATGACGCAGAGGCTATCAAAGAACCGCAGGTTGAGTATGAAAGGGCCCGGCGATTAGCCGAGGCCGAGAAAGGGCTAAATACCAGATATAATATCGCATCCGATGGGGAGACAGGCTTGCAGCCATACAGCGCAGATGGGTGTATTAAAAATGCCAAGGCCCGGCAGGATCTGGCCGCGATAGGTACGCGAAATAAACGAAGCGTTTGGACCATCCCCACACAGCCCTATCCTGGGGCGCATTTTGCCACTTTCCCTGAAAAATTAGTAGAGCCGTGCATTTTGGCCGGGACATCCGAGAAGGGATGTTGCGCATCCTGTGGAGCGCCTTATAAGCGGGTTGTTAAGAGGGCGTTTGTTCCGCAGGAGGATGTTTCTATTAAAAAAGGTATGCGAGGTGGACCAGGGCAGAAGGAAATGTATGAAGATAATAATTGGAAAGGATATCCGCGAGGGTCAACATATACGGGAACAGTAAAATGGGAAGAGACCTGTAAATGTCAGGCAAATGTTACGCCGTGTGTTGTGCTCGATCCGTTTTTAGGGTCCGGCACCACAGGCAAGGTTGCGCTTGAGCATTTCCGGCGTTTTGTCGGGATAGATTTAAAACAGGAGTATCTGGATGACCTGGCAATACCCAGGATCGAGGGCGAGGCGATAAGGCCCAAACAAATGGAGCTGGTATGAAGGAAATCAAAATGGGCAATGGCCGGACTATAACGACTCCCTGGCTGCGACGAGAAGAGGCGGCTAAATATTGCGGGATCTCGCAGTCTATGTTTGATTCTCACTCGCGTGATCTGCCGCATGGCGGGGATAACCGGATCAGGCTGTATGATGTCCGGGTATTAGATAAATGGATGAATAACGAGATCCCGGAATGCCCCTTTGATCTGCCGAAAAAGAAGAGAAACACATCCGCCGCCGCCAAGGCTATGGCGGACAGGAAGACCAGGACTGTTTTAAAAGAAGATGAGGATATGACGCTTGTGCATCCGGGTAATGGGAAGGTTTATAAAGTGAAGGATTAAAGCTCAAGGCTCAAAGCTGAAAGCTCAAAGCGAAAAGAAGCTCAAAGCCCTTCGGCAAGCTCAGGGTCTGACGACTCAAGGCTGAAAGCTAAAAGGAAAGGAGAGGTAAGGATGGAAGATACAGAAGTAGGTCAGGCGGAAGAAGAAAAAGATCTGGTACTACCAGTAAACGAGGTCCGAAAGTCAGGTGAAAGGCTAAAGGAGAATAAGCAGGGAACGACACAGCCAGAATTAGGGACATTAGACGTAGGTGCATATCTTGAGCATTATGGGATTGGATTTAAGAAGCAAGTGACACCTAATAACGACAAATATTATTTTCTTGAACATTGTATTTTCGGCGCACCAGTTGTCGAAACTCATTGGCCTCTCAAGACAGCTATTATTCAATCACCGTCAGGTATGGTGACATATAATTGTCCACACGCTGGTTGCGCGAATAAGAGATGGGCGGATGTGAGGCAAGCGATATCAGGTGATGATCCGATAGCGAGGTTCATGAGCGGGAGGGAACCTTTCCCAGGGGAGATTCTTTATAAGGCCAAGTCTTTGTTTGAGGAAAACGGACCACCACGGACAGTTGCCGGGCAGTATACTGCCATAGCGTATGCGATTGGGTGCATGGTTGATCAGAAACAGAAGGCTTATGGGGATTCGTTCGGTAGATCGGGGCAAGTTTTACGGGCTTTGTATCCGGACGGGATTAAGCCGGATCAGTATGGTGACATGCTGGCTGTTACCAGGATAATAGACAAGCTGTTCCGGGTTGCAACGGGCTATAAAGACACTGCCCTTGAGAACCCGTTTAAGGATATTGCTGGTTACGGGATATTGGGGAGTAACAGAAAGGAGGGATAATGTTAAAGCTGAAAGCCCTTCGACGGGCTCAGGGCCGAACGGCTGAAAGCCTGTCGAGAGCCTCAAGGTCGAATGACTCAAAGTTAAAAATTCAAGACTTTCAGGAAATTAAATATGTTCATTGTCCGAATCGCAGGGGGAATCCACGGCTGAATATCCGTGTGTGCGAGGTCAGGTGTAAGTCGGTTGAGGTTTGCCCGGTGTATCAATTAGCAAGAAGCTCATCCGCCGTCGCCAAGGCTATGGCGGACAAGGGAGTTCAATTTGGCGACCAACAAGGACAAAGCGCGGTGGCTGCCGCCCATCGGATTTGAGTTTAATTTAGGGCCGTATGTTTTCCGGGTTACATATGTGAATGCCGGGCGGATGCGGTTTACGGCCAAGTTGTTGGGGATGCTGGAAGAAGCTCATAGCTCACAGCTCACAGCAAAAGAAACTGAGGAAGGGGGTGATCCGCCGTCGCTCTTATGAGCTATGGCGGACAGGAAGGAGGATAATGATGGGGGAGACAAAAGTGGAGGAATATTACACGAAACAGGCGGCTGTAAGGGCGTCTCAGCTTTTAAAGAAAGCACGAGATCGAGGTGCCCGGTTAACAGAATAAAAAAGGGAGGGGTAAAAGTATGAAGAAGGTTATTATTTATCATAATGATGCGGATGGGAAGTGCTCGGCAGCTATTGCCGGGCGGTATCAGAAATTTGAAGATACCGAGGTGGAGTATATTGCAACGGATTACGCCGATCCCGTCCCATGGGACCGATTGAATGAGCTGGTACATGGCAAAGATGAGATCTGGGTTGTGGATTTTTCTTATGGTGAGCCGGATATGTTCCACTTAGCCCAGTTGGTAGGTGAGAGTAATTTTTACTGGTTTGATCATCATGAGACGCAAAAAGAGCTGTTCGAGACATTCGAGCGTTTAAACGGGACGCGAATGACCACCCATGCCGCGTGTTTCCTTGTGTGGGTTTTCTGTAATACCAGTCTCAATCCGGCAACAGAACTCCCACTCCCTGTGCGTTTTATCGCAGACCGGGATTTGTGGAAGTTTGAGCATGGGGATGATACCAGGTTTTTTTATGAAATATATCTCCAGGAAGAGGATACCCATCCTAATAGTAAATTGTGGGACTGGTATCTTACCCAGGCAACTACGGATGAAATATTGACGTATCTTTCTACCGGTAAAGCGTTGCGAAAGGCCAGGCGGAGGCAACTAAAGAGCATTGCGCTGCGGTTGGGATACGAAGTCAAGTTGGACGGAACTCATTTACCTCAACCGTACCGGGTCCTGAAAATGAACTATCCAGGGTCCGGCGATATGGGCGAGGTTGTAAGGCAAGAATTGGGTTATGACATCGCATGGTGCTATACGGAGACGAGGAAAGATGTTGTCGGCATGGTGCGGGAGAATAATCTGTATAGCGCGACCGTTGATGTCGGGGCGATTGCCAAGGCCAAAGGCGGGGGCGGGCATAAGGGCGCGGCGGGGTTTGTGGAACAAATATGAAGAAGCTCAAAGCTCAAAGGAAAGAGGGATGTAAAATGCATGAAACACGTAAAAACAGGAAGAAGGTATGCTATGGACAAATTATACGAAACAACAATAGCTGAAAATTTCTCTAAAATGTGTGCGGAGAGTCTTGACCCCGACCAATTCAGTTTTTTCGAGGATAAAATTATCCCGATGTTGGAGTTGTGTAGGCATATTGATGTGCGCCGAATCAGCGAGATGCCTGCAGGGAAAGATAGATATATAAACTATTATATGGATAAGCTTTATGCTTGGGATGGAGATCCACCGGCATACAGCGCGAGATGGGCGCAAAAGCTCGCTGAGGCGGTTGAAATGATCGTTGAAAGAGATGTTATGATTAAACGCCTAACACGCCCAACATTGACCGCAAAAGTGGCACGGTTTTGGAAGAAATTTAAGGAGGCTTTGAAATGGAAAGAACAATAGAGGTGCCGGTAGTCCTTGTAAACGCATTTGTGGCCATGGCAAACCAGCTTAATAAAATAATGAAAAACGATATAGTGGCACAAAAATAAAGGGCTGGTGAAGCAATACCTGAGTGAGTCAGGCGAGGTGATTCTCAACCCAGATTTATCTATTAATGTCGAGATACTATACAAGATGTTTTGTAGTTGGCTCAAAAAAGAAAAAGCCTTCTATCCTATGTCCCGAAACTATTTCTTATCTATTGTTTTGGAGTCCAGGCGGTGTTCTGGGACAAGACAATACTTAGATGGCCTACGTTTTGAAGGCATAGGAGTCAATACAGTGATCCAGGGAAAAACGGATGGGAAAATTATATATCAAATCACATAAGAACGGAAAATATTTATTAGTGCAGACGGTCGAAGAGACTGATTGTTTAATCTATCCAGGCGGGGAAATAGTCAAAAGAATGGTTTTATATTATTGCAGGATTTACAGAGATGATCCTGGTTATGAGATGTTGAAATCTAAATCTATAATAGAGCAATGGAAACCATCTAAGCAGGAGGGATAACTATGCCGGGGAAGGTATATGATTTATTTTTCAAAAAAGGTGAAGTTGTGGAGATCCGGGCGTTCGGGTTGACCGGTAAGAGCCAGTTGTGGGAGGGATTCGCCGGGCCGAAAAGCACTATTGCCGGGTATTATGATAACAAGAAAGATTTCGCGAGGGATGCGCTGGCCCTGGATAAGCGTAAGGCACGCGGGGTTTACTTTACTCTCAATCCTTGTGTGCCGGCGTTACTTGCAAGATCAGCGAATTGTCTAAAGGTGTCTCCCAGCGTGATGAAGAACACCACTGCGGATCATGATATTAGATGCCTGCGGTGGCTGCCCATCGACCTGGACCCTGTGCGACCGTCCGGGATATCTTCCAGCGATGAAGAGTTGGCGCTAACTAAAGACGTGGCTAAGAAGGTTACGGAGTTCCTTGAGGGCGAATTCGGCCTGGAAAAAGGGATACGAGCGTGCTCGGGCAACGGGTATCATATAGTATACAGGCTCGATGACCTGGAGAATAACGGGGACAATAAGGCGTTGATAAAGGATATTTTGATGAATCTGGAGGAAGTCTGCGGGAACGAACAGGTTAATGTTGATCTGTCTGTATTCAACCCTGCCAGGATTTGGAAAATTTACGGCACATCTGCAAGGAAGGGGGATTCGATAAAGGACCGTCCGCATCGGAAGAGTTTTCTATTCACTGACCAGCCGACCAAGCTGAAAGATGTGCCGGTATGCCAGCTAAAGGATTAGCAGCGCTTGCAGCCAGAGGCGCTGCTATTGAAAAGAAAAAGAAGGAAGGCCAGGATACGGCCAGGGCCGAGAAAGTCCAGCCACGTGGCTCTGGTAAAGCCGATTTAGGCCCTCTGGACGTTGAAAAGTATTTATCTCATTTTGGCATCGCCTATGACCGAAAAGCACCACGCCACGGCGATAATTTCACTATCTACAAGATTTCATGCCTGTTCAACCCTGATCATGGGTGGGATGCCTCGATTCAACAATTTGATGATGGCGGATTAGCCTACCAGTGCTTTCACACGGGATGTGCAACCCGCACCTGGTTTGATGCCAGGAGAGAGATCTCCGGCGAAGAATCGCTTGCACCATTTTGCCAGGGTTATGATCCAAACTGGAAGCCGCCTGCGAAATCGCCCTCCCCTTCCTCTCCATCAAAAAAAAAATCAGATCCTGATAAACCATTTTTAATAATAAGCGCAGAAGGCAAGCGGCCACGGTTCGTACCTGCTGAGATGGCGGATTGGATGGAAAAGAAATTCCAGCCGTTGATGCATGAAGGACGAGATTTTGGAGATCTGTTTTATCAGTACCGCAAGCATGGCGTATGGAAATTCCTGCCATACGCGGAGTTGTGGAGGGAATGCCGAAAAGAGCTGGGTAAAAACGCCAAACCAAACTGGATCCGGGATGCTATCACGTTGTTAGAGGCACAAACCTATAAAGGCGCACCGGATGAAATAGCGGCAGACCCTATGTGGTTGAACATTACAAATACCATGCTGCATCTGCCTACCAAGAAAACCGCCCCTCATTCTCCCGATTTTAATTCGCGTGTCCAATTAAACGTGAAATATGACGAAAAAGCGGCTTGCGGCCTTTGGATTGAGACGCTGGCAGGTATTTTTGCCGATGATCTTGAGAAGGCGGACGTGCTACAGCAGTTTTGTGGGTATTGTCTTTATCCGAAAATAATATTTCCGGCTGCGCTCTTCCAGATCGGCCAGGGGCGTAATGGAAAAGCGCTGGTAGAAAAAGTCTTATGCGCTGTCCTTGGAAAAGATAACGTGAGCCATATTTCCATGAAACGAATGGAAAAGGATTTCGGGCCGATTGAGCTGAAAGACAAGCTCCTGAACAGTTGTGGTGAAACCGAAGCCAAGCAGCTCGATGTCACGAACTTTAAAGCTATTTGTGCCGGGGATGAGATCCAGGCGGAAGTCAAATACAAGTCGGATATTAAATTCATACCGATTGCCAAGCACATGATCTCTATGAATTCGTTTCCGGGCGTTAAAGAGAAGACGGACGCCTTTTTCCGAAGAATCATAGTGATGGAATATAAACAAAGCTTTGAGGGCAAAGAAGACGATAAGCGTAGAGCGGATAAAATAATTGAGACGGAATTGAACGGGGTATTTAAGTGGGCTATGGAAGGGCTGGAGCAGGTGTTAAAAAATGATGAGATACAGGTCCCTGAGTCGGTCGTGATGGCGAAGAAGCGGTTTAGGCATAAGGTCAACCCAGTCCTGGTGTTCGTGGACGAGCTTTGTAAGCTCAGCGAGGATGAAGCCAAGGTAACAGAAATAAAGGTATTGCCTGCCATGTTGTATAAGGCTTATACGGATTGGTGTGAGGATGGAAAGGTCCAGGGGTTGGGTAAGCAGAATTTCTATGAGCAGATCAATTTGAATTTTCCGCAGGTTAAGAAAAGAAAAGATCCTAAAGGCACGAGAGAGTATTTTTACGGTATGGGTCTACTGGCAAATCCGCACGCAATAGACGTATAAGAAGAAACGAGGCTTAAAAAAGGAGCTGTGATGACTGCATGTTTTCTGCGTCAAGTGCTTTTATTTTTTTTTGGGTTTCGGGCGTTTGCGTTTTTCCCTTTTATCCCAAATTTAATTTATAACCACCTATTTCATGAAATGAAAATGAAAGTATGAAGGCGTAACTGTATGGTTTAACTTAATTAAGTCAAGGAATTCATGTTTTCATGGTTTCAGGTGTATACAACCTTTATATATTATTCTTTCTTCTTATAAAAAATATAAGTTAAGGTAGAAAATAAAGGGTCAAAAACGTGAGTGGTTGAAATAATAAGTAAAATCAACCTGAAAGTATGATGAAAGCATGAAAAGGTTCATTAAAAGCATGAAATAGCCTGGAAACCAGGTCCGATAAGGAAAAGTCTTATGTTGATCGGCGGATCTGAATAATAACACGATATAGAGGTGAAGATTTAAAGTTTTTTGGAAATCGGCGGTCCAGGATTCAGATAGAAATACATGGAATGGGCGGTAAATGTTGGGTTAAGAGGGGGAAAAGGGCGGGCGAGATAACACCTTGAAAACACTATTTATTATTGAAATGGGGATTTGAATTGAGATTTGTGGTGATTTGAATTAAGGATACTCGGAAGGAGGTATATGATGGAAGAGCAATACGGCTTAGGACTGGCGGAGAGGTTGTTTGATGCAGGATTAGGCCGGAGGTTCACGGGCGGCATAAGGGTGATTGGGAATCCGTTGTTGACGAAACCGGAGCAGTATTTCTTTCCAAGATCCAAGAAAAAGAGGATCAGAAAGAAGTGTGCTAAGAAGTATGTGCGGCGGGTTCCTGATACGGAGACATGGTATTTGGTCGATGGTGGGACCGTGGTATGTCATCCGATATTGGCTCAAGAATTGAGAAAAACAATAAATAATACTGTAAGTCCGGGGTTTACGTCTGGAAATGGGATTATAGGCGGTTACGGGCGATGAGCGGCGATTTAGGCCAGTGGGCTGGAAATGGAGGTTGTGAGCATATGACCATAGAGCGGTTTGTGCCACTTTGGCGAAATTTCAAAATCGTGAAGATCCAGGTCGAAGCGTGGTTGATTGATAGCCTCCAGGTCGAAAATGAAAAATCAAGGTCAGATAATATACAGAGTGTAAACTTTAAATTCTTGCGACTTACAGTTCAATCCTGGATGTGTCGATGGCTTTCGAGTGATTGTCGGGAGATCGAAAGTCCGGGAGTTGAGGTTTATGATTTTGGAATTTAGAAGGGAGATTTCGGATCGGATGATGGGCGGCAATCGGACCGGGATGTGTCCAGGGCCAGGTGGGTGAGATGATGAAAAACGGAAAGCCGGAAATCGGAAAAGCGGAGACTGGAGTCCCTACCCCCCTATATCAACTTGGTTGGTGTGAAAAATTTCAGGGACTTTTGCTCTCACCCATGGTTAATTTTTAACTGGGGGTGCGGGTTTTCAGGAAGGAAAGGAGGGATGTTGAGAATGGTTGAAAAAATAGAAATTGTGTTAAGGATGGAAGTGATAACAGATCAAACTCCGGTTATGCCAGGAGCAAAGAGAGGTGAAGTATATACCGGGGCTATCCAAGAGACAGGTGATCAGCTTGAAGCCGGTTTTGTATGGTGGCCGTGTCTTTTTTGTGGTAGAAAGGTTTTGGTTGATAGTAACGTGGCAGGTCGTGAGCGTTGTTCTTGCGGGGCTGTACGATGCCATTGGCGTGGTATGGAAGGTTGGCGTAAAAATGGTGAGGAATGTTGGTTTTTGCTAATTTGAAGGAAAGGAGGATTATTAATGTTAAAACCGATGGTTTATTTATCAAAGTATAATTGGGAGCCAGGTATTTCGGGTGTCGAGATTTCCTTTTCGATAGGAGAAAAGGCAAACTATAGGGGTAGAGATGGTAAACTATACCCCGTTAGGGTTGAATCCGAACTGATGAGACATAAAGACGCCCCCGGGTTCGTTCGCGAATTGTATTTTTTCATTAGTCCTGACGGCCCTGGAAAGTTTACCGTAGATGCCCAACGACTTGAGCCAATATTTACTGATGGAGAAAGGGAAATAAAGGAGGTGTGAAAATGGCGAAGGAACCTGTGAACGATCTTTTATGGTATAAAAGATTGCGGGGATTTATATTCGGTGGTGACATGCCGGTTTATAATCCTAAGCTCGGATTTGGAATAACTTATGCCCTGCCCCTGAGTAAAATCAGGATGTGGTAGTTTGATTATGTGAATACGCTGTATTTTGTATGAATTTATGCATGTCAAGGAAAAAGTGACGTCCTGCCAAAGATTTTTTCTCGTATAGTTTCTCTATAAATCTTCATAAGTCTTTTCTTAGTTTACCCCCCTACCCTACCAGATAATTCCGTCAAAAACCGTGTTATGATTCGTCTGTATTGAATAATGAAGTGAATTGAAGACAGGAAGAAAGGTTGAAGGTTGAAGGCTGAAGGTAAAGACTGGATTCCGGGTCAAGCCCGGAATGACGAAAGTGATACGGGAATTACAGAAGAAAGCGCGAACGATGGGAAGGCGACAACCCACCAGATAGACGGCGGGCAAGCGCAGAGCATTGCCGCCAGAGCATCGGAACAGGAGAAAAACATGCTAAGCGGAGTTATGTATTTTTCTAAGTTTGGATTGTTCTGGTGGGTTTCAATGAATTAAAGAAGCTCAAAGCTGAAAGCTCAAAGGAAAAGAAACGGAAAGGTTCTAAATGCCTAAAGTCGGGATTATTGATCAACATAACCTTGGACCTGAAATCATCAGGTTAAATATTGATGAAAAAAAGAAGGGCGGACAGATCGCGGCTATTCTTACTGCCGCCGGTTTCAAGATCTCCCAACCTACGGTTTCCCGCTGGTTGAAGAAACGCAGCGATGAGAACGCATCCGAGTCACAGAAAATATTTAAAGACCATGTCGAGAAAGAGCTGCCAAAAGACCTTGATGCACTTGAGGAAATGGAGAAGCAGTGCCTTGATTGGTCCAGGGAAGAGATTGCGGACAAGGTTGAGCGTATTTCCGCCTGGCGCAAGGTCGATGATGCCTTAAATGATATTGCAGGCCAAATAATAGCGGCGAGCGGTGATGAGAAAGAACGAAAAATTCTTGTCAAATCTTTCGTGCGCCGGTG